GCGGTGGTGTTGCCTACATCTATTGATGAAGGAGAAGCGTATTTAGAGTTGTTGCGTGTAAGGACGATGGTGTTTGAAGATACAGAAACATCGTAGTCTTCGAGGGATGTTTTGAGTGCAGTACCGATTTTGGTTGCAATGATAGCGGTAGTTGTGTCCATTGCAACATCTAAAGATACAGTTGTTGTCTTGCCATTGATGGTAATGGTAATGTCGCCAGAAGACGACGGGATATTGCTTACAAGTATAGTAGCAGTCGGAAGGCTCAGTCTTTGGATATTCTTACGTAGAATTTTGTAGCCCTTGCCACTAAAATTGCTTGGCTCATAAGCACGGTCGTTAAGCTTCACTACCTCGCGCCCGCCAATCTGTACGGAGGTAAGGTCTTCATCGTCGGGAAGGTTTGTTACGTTGCCTTCAACAACAACACGGTCACCGATTTTGTTTTCAAGACGTTCTAAGGCGTAGTCAACATCAGTGACGTTGGCTTTTTTCTTGTCGAGTTCTATAGCTTTGTCATGCGTAGAAACGATTGTACTGCGCAAACCGGACTGTAGCTTCTCTGCACTAACGGATTCGTTAGCGAGTTTTTCTGTAGTTACTGATGAATTGAAGATTTTTTCCTGGGTTATACTTTCGTCAGCAATCTTTGCATTGGTTACCGACTTATCCTCTATAGTGCGTGTGTCAACAGCTGCATCATCAATCTTCACGTTGGTTACAGCCTTGTTGTTAATCTTTGACTCTTCAACAGACAAGTCTTTAATCTCATCAACTGACACAGCACCTTCTGCTATTTTCTCGGCAGTAACAGCACCGTCACTGATGGTTTCAGTGGTTACTGCATTATGTTTGAGTTTTTCCGAAGTCACTGCGCCAGTAGCAATCTTGTCGTTAGTGATACTTCCGTCAGCGAGCTTTTTCTCTGTTACCGACTTATCGTTAAGGTCGGCAGTTTTGATTAATGGGACCTTTGTCCCTATTTTCGGGTCTTCTCTAAATGTAGGCATATTTAATTTCTTTTGGTTCGGTTGATGTGAAAATTTGTAGTCCGACGGATTCGGGTATGATGGTAAGGCGGAGCTTGAAGGAGGTCGTATCTTTGTGACGTCGGATAGGCACGCGCGGATTGGAACCATCGGAAACACGTTGTCGGATAACGAGTTTGCCGGGGCGTTTAAGTATTATCATAAGATATATGTCACGCTTTAGTTCCAGCACAGGACTAACCCATGCTTGTTCTGTTGCGTCATACGTAGCTGTCACTATCTCCATATCATTTCTGTGTATTAATTCCCAGACTTTGTACCGCAATGCTGAGCATAGTCTGTGCACCAGCGTCTTCATACGCCGCCAGTAGCAGGTAAGCAATATAGTATATGAAAGCATTCTTCTGTGTGTCTGACACATCTACAGATGTGCTGTCCGATGTGTTGTCAATAACATTTCCTGTTCCAACGTAGGCCACTTCTACCTCGTTGCCCGTCTCCCACGGCTGTACTAATATTTGTAGCGTGCTTCCACGCATTATTGTAGCCAGCGGTCTGTCCTGCGAACCCTTTACCGCCTCGTCAAACATCAGCAGTGCGTCGTCACTCGTGTCGTCCACTGGCACCGCAGCTTTATGCCATCCGTCTATCCTTACACGTCGTATGTCCGCAGCAGCGATACCGTCAGGCAGAGTCGCCACTCCTATGTCGTCAATGTAAGACTCGACAGTCAGTGTCTTGGCGGTAGTGGCATCCGTGTCTTTTTTTGTCTTCACACTCGTGCATTTACCCGTCATTACAGCCACCCACCTCAGCGCGTCGTTTATCTTCGCTCTGATGATGTTGTCCATGTAGGTGTCCTCGCCGCCGTCGCTCAGCTTCGAGTCCTCCCGAGTCTCATGGTCTATACACCACTTCACCTCTTCTATAATCTCTCCTACGGTCATACCTAATAGTGTTAATGGTTAACGTTCAATGATTGTCAGCAGCCCTCATAGCTCCTCTTCAATCAATGGCTCAGTCGGCCCAGCAAGGCTCAGTAAGGCTCATCACCACAAAGCCCCCAAAGCCCCATTACCCCAGGTTCAAGTTAGCAAACACCTCTCCCTCCTTGGCTGCAAAAGCCAACGCCTTGCTCGGGTCGGTAAACTTCTTGTCGTAGTTGGTGTTGATGTACACGAGCAGTTCGTCGGGCGTAGTCACCGCGTCTGCCGTATTCACGTTCTTAGGTTCTGGCTTCGGCACATCCTCTTTCATGTCGTCGGAGGTTTTGATTTCGCGGACCAACACCACCGTACCGGACGTGAAAAGTTTACTGCTCTCAAGAAGGTCTTGATAATACTTGCCCTTAAGAGAAATTTCGGGACAAGTGCCAGCAATTACATTGCCACCTGTGAACTCGTAGCGAACCTTGTTGCCACCTGCGCCAACAAGAACATGAGAAACATTATTGCGAACCTGTTTTAATCTATATATCTTAATCATTGAATTTCTGATTTTTAAAGATAAGCCTCACTGAGACATTAACGAGCAAAACTCGTTGTTCAGCGAGGACTTATCGGGACAACTTATTTATTACGGAAATATAACTCTTTATGCAGCCACGTCCTGACCCCTGTATAGCTCCCATTTTGTGCCGTTGTAGTAGTAGACGGTACCCTTGTCGTACTGAACTTCGTCAGAGACGTAGTCCTGGGTAAGGGCAACCTTCATGCCGACAGACGGTGTTTCGGGGAACTTAGGAGCAGAGATGATAGTCTGAAGAGTGGTCATGCCAAGCTTAGAAATCTTGTCCTCAGGACCAGCAAGCACAGAGTTGTAACCGCGCAGAGCGATACAGTCTGCCTCCTCGTGAATCCAACGCTTAGCGTCGCGGATAGCACCTGCACCCTTCGACATGTCGTTGGTACGCTCCTTGTTGGCTACACGTACGTAGCGACGGCTTGCCTTGAGGTCGATGATAACGGCAAAGTCCTCCATGTGCATGAGGTCGAGAGTCTGATCCCAAACAACGTCGAATGTACCGAAGGTGTCCTTGATGCGCTTGAAAGTGAGGTCGAACTCGTCGTGATTGATGATGTCGTTCTTGCCGTCCTTGTCAATCTTCATCTTCTCCATGCGCTCGATGAAGTTCTTGCCTGCGAATACGTAAGCGTGGTTGTTCTCGGCAAAGTCGGTAAACTGAAGCTTAGAGAGAGCAATCCAGTCGGTCCACTCCTGAACGTCGCCAATAGCATAGGCATTAGTAATCTGAGGCAGAATTCCCTCTGCAATGTACACGTCCTCAACAGCACCATCCTCGGTGAGCACCTTAAAGCGTCGCTTAGTGCCAAGCCAATAAGAACGCTCGGCGCGGAGGTTGTACTTCATGATAGCGTCAGCCTTGAGGTCGTTGACAGTGATAGGCACCTTGGTCTGCACCTTCTCGAAGTCGGTAGTAAAGAGAATGTTGAGCAGCTTTTTCTGCACGCAAATCTCCTTCTCGCGAGGCTGCATGTTCTCAGGAGGAACCATAAGCTGAGACTCGCTTGCGGCAGTTGAGCCAACAAGGAAGACAGAACCCGAAGGAATGTCGGGACAGGTCATGCTATCGAGGTCGTCGGCAGGAGTGCCATTGTTCTTAGCCTTGCCGTTGGTAGCCTGGAGAGTGACCTTCTTGCCATTGGACTCGATAACGTAGAGCTGAAGAATACCTTCGCGCTCGGTAGTAGAACCTTCCTTGTAGCCCTCAACGTCGGGCACGTACACGGTCGAGCACTTGTAGAACGGACGGAGAGAACCTGAGAAGTTGGTAGAGTTAAGCTCGATGGTGTCACCACCAGTGATTTCGGCAGTAGTCTTACCGTCGAGAGTCTCGCCACCAATACGCATGTGCTTGGCGGTCCAGTTCTTGATAGCCACCTTAGTAGCCACCTGTCGGGCGATACTAAGAAGCGGAGTCTTGTAGGGGTAGAACTTTACGATGTTTCTGTCCCACTCCTCATCAATCATGTCGCCCTCTTTGAGCTGCGTTGACGATGCCTGCGAACCCGTCAAATCCTGACCGTCCTTTTTACCTCCGGGACTGTTGAGGTCGCTCTTGCCAGCCTCAACGGGTTCGTTGGCAGCAGCCTCAGCAGCGGAAGCAGGGGCAGGGCCCTCGTCGCCAATCTGAGGAGCAACGTTGTCGGCAACAGCCATGAGCGACGAGCCACCAGTTACAACGGAGAGAAGCATAAGAAAAAGCCAAGTAAGGAAACGTCCACTTTTAATAAAATTAATAAACCGATTGTGTTTCATTTGATTGATATTTTTAGAAATTAATAAATAATAATAAATAAGATAGGTGTCCTATAGTCTTTTGTAGAAGAACTATTTGATTAAGCCGTCCCAGAAGCTGCCGCCATTCTTCTTGCCAGGCTGAGCACCGCCGTTCGTGTTGAGCGAAGGGGGCACGTCGTTCTTCTCCGAACGCTTCACCTTGTTCTGAATCTTCTCGTTACGACCCTGCATAGCTCCTTCCTCACGAGCCGAAGCCACGTCTGCGTCATAGTTCTGCGCATTCTTGAACAGTGCCCATGTCTCTGCCGACACCTTGCCGTCCTCAGCTTCGCCTATTATCTTGAAGAACTTCTCCCACAGGTCCGCCTTCTCGTCGTCGCTCAGTCCCAACTCGTCCATGGCGTCGGCCGACTGCTTCAGGTTCTCCGCAATCTCTTGCTCGTGACTCTCCTCGTCAGCCTTCTTCTGCTGGAAGTCCGCAATCTGCTGAGCCACCTTCTTGCCCATTTCTTCGTCTTCCAAGGCTGCGCCGATGTCAATGCCCTGCTTTGCCATCCACTCTATCGGGTTCATGTCGGGGTTGTCCTTCAAGTCCATGGCCATTGCTGCAAGCCAACGGTTGTTGTCAAACATTTCGCTCAGCGCACGTCCGTTCTCCTCGTATGCCGACAAGGCGTCTGCATCCTCGTTCATCGCGCCGTAGCGGGCTTCTTTGTCCTCAAAGTCAATGTCCTTGTGACGCTTGCCGAAGCGCTCTGCAAAGGCCTTGCGGTTCGGACGTTCCTCCACAGGAGGTGCCATCGCATCCTGTCCGGGTGCAACGTCATTCTTGTTTTTGTTTTCTTCGTCCATTTTTCTTTCTGTAAAATTTAGATTTGACTTTCTAAACCGCAAATATCTTAGTTTTTTATCACTGTTTTTCCGTCTTTCGTCTGTAGGACGAAACACGGCATTTAGGGCTTGTTTTTCACGTATTTTTGCGCTGATACACAATGTTATTACATACAGAATATGCAGAAGAATATACCCACATTATCACGTGTTATGCCGTCCTCGGGCAAGACGTTCGACTCCGTACGCCGACGCATGGAGCACGAGCATGGCAGCAATACCGACTATGAGCTATTGCAGCGATGTTGGCAGGCGTGGAACAATCTTGAAGCCGTACGCCTCGCTCGCGACCGGGCTAAGCGATATTGCTACGGCGACCAGTGGGGCGACACCGTACGGGTCTACAAGAACGGATTCTACTACGACTACACTGAGCGCGAATATCTCAAGAAGAAAGGCTCCGTTCCTCTCTCCAACAACGTCATGGTCTCCATTCTCAACACCATCGTCGGTCTCTATGCCAAGCAGGGCACCGAGCCTGTATGCTTCGCACGCACACGCTCCTCTCAGTCCCTCTCCGATATGATGTCTGCCACAATGCAGTGCAACTGGCAGAACACACAGATGGAAGACCTCCTCAAGCACGTCCTCGAAGATTATCTTATCGGTGGTGTTGTGGTCTGCCGTGAGACGTACGAAGACCGCGAGCAGGAGATTGACGACTCTTGGACTGACTACGTCGAGCCTAACTATGTCTTTTGGGAGGGCGGCTCCGACCCCCGACACCTCGACTTCTCGCTTATCGGTGTGCTTCATGATGTGTCAAGGGAAGACCTTTACAAGAAATTCGCAAAGGACGAATACGGACTTGACGTCAATCGGCTCAATCGTATCTTCAATATCGACCCCGACGACGTTTCTACCGAGGGCACGCTGCACAACGACATCAACGACTTGTCTAATATCTCGTTCGATGTTCCGTCTCGTCGTGGCCATTGCGTCCGTGTCATTGAGGTGTGGACTACCGAGACCAAGTATCGCTACCAGTGCTACGACCCTATAGCCACCAACGAGTCTGATGCCTACTTCCGTATCGAGTGCGACGACAAGGCTCTTATCACCCAGCTCAACGCCAAGAATGCAGAGCGCAAGCGTCAGTACGACCTTATGGGCGTACCGCCTGAGGATAGAGCCTATATCACATCCAAGAAGGTAGCCGATAAGTATTGGTATTACACCTACATGGCACCCGACGGAACTGTCCTCTGTCGTGGCGAGTCGCCCTATGATTTCAAGTCTCACCCCTTCACCGTCAAGCTGTATCCTTACATCAACGGCGAGATTCATCCCTTCATGGGCAACATCATCGACCAGCAGCGCTACATCAACCGCCTTATCATTATGAACGATATGGCGATACGTTCCTCTGCCAAGGGTCTTATGCTCGTGCCTACACAGGTTCTCGACGGTATGACGCCCGACCAGTTTGCCGAGCAGGCCACCGAGTACGACGGCATGATATTCTACACGCCAAAGGCTACACTACCCAACTCGCGCCCCGATGTCATTACGTCCAATGCTGTCAATCTCGGCACCAACGAGCTTCTGCAGATTGAGCTTAATCTCATCCGTGAGGTTTCCAATGTGTCAGGGGCTCTGCAGGGCAAGACTCCTACAGCCGGCACGTCTGCTTCACGCTATGCCCAGGAGTCGCAGAATGCCTCCACCTCTCTTTATTCTATCTTGAAGGACATTGAGTCGTTCACCGAGAACGTCGCTCAGAAGAAGTGCATGATGATCAAGCAGTACTACGAGGACGGACGCATCATCTTCAATCGCGACTACACGTCCACATTGGAGTACGACCGCCTGGCAGCACGCGACATCAAGTTTAAGATTTCCATCAAGAACGCAGCTGCCACCGCTGCCTATCAGAACAATATCAACGACCAGCTCGACAAGCTCCTCGAACTTGGTGCTATCAACGTCATTCAGTATTTACAGAACCTCAACGCCCCGTTTGCCGACCGCCTCCTGCAGGACATTCAGAGTCAGCAGGCAGAGCTTGAAGCGCAGCAGGCAGCAATGCAACAACAGCCACCGCAAGACGGCATCGTTCCCGGTGCCGACCAGCAAGCAGTCCAGCAGGCGCAGCAATACCTACAGCAACAATAATAAGGTATCAAGCAATCTCAATAGGTTCATCATCACCCCAAAATTTCCCCAAAGGCTCAGAAAGGCTCAGTCGGCCCAGCAAGGCCCATTAAATCCCCACAAAAAATTCACTCTCTATGTCAACAATCTCCATCCACCTCCCCACTATCGCCCAGCCTGTCAAGCAGCATCTCGCTGTCATAGGCAAGCATCACCGCACCTCGTCTGGCGAAACCGTCTTTACGTCCGTCACACTCTCCGAGATTGAGTCCACGCTTTTGCCTTCTTTTGTCAAGACAGCAGCGCAGGTCTTGCTCGCCGAGCTGTCCCCGATACTCGCATCTTACACCCTCAACGACCTCGGCTACTTGACATTCACCACCTCCAACGCCCGATGGGGCGATGCCGTTCCTGAAGTATTCGTCTCCGCCGTTCAGTCCTACCTCGTAGCCAGTTCCGTGCAGTCCGCACTCAATCTCTCGCTACCCGACATAGCTCCTAAGTACGCCGCCGACACGCAGGCCCTCCTCAATTCTCTCGTCCGCATGGCGTTCACCAAGACTCCCCCCGGCGCATCAACCTCAACCCTTACCGACTGTACAGGAAGCTGCACCCTAAACTCTCCTCCCTTAAAACCCTAACCAAAGGTCATCGTCCCCTATACCAAAGGCTCAGAAAGGCTCAAAAAGGCTTAGTAAGGCTCAAAAAGGCCCAGTAAGGCTCATTACCCTCATCCCCACCCACGGCTCAGAAAGGCCTAAGAAGGCTCAGTAAGGCCCAGTCCCAATCACCCAAAAAATCCCCAAACCAATGATAATAAAGTTTCAAATCATCAAGTCCGTCATTGTCGAAGCTGTCAAGGCGGCTACCTATCTCAAAGGCAAGATTGACGAGGCTGCCGTTCAGCCAGGGCAGCGCACTCCTTACTTCGAAACTGCTGGCGACGACGAAGTCCACGAGCGTACACTCGACCGCGATTTCATCACAGCACTCGAAAAGGCTAAGACCATCTTCGTCGACTATCTCGTACCAACGTCGCAGACCATTGGCAACAACGTTATCTACTACGACGACAAGACCGACGACATCGTAGAGTTCTCTCTCAATGTCTCGCGTCGCTACAACGGTTCGCTCACCGACACCCTTGCACGTCTCGTTTCCAAGTACGTCGAGGACTCCATGTGCTACGAATGGTGGCTTAAGATAGGTAATCTCACGCAGGCTGCTCCTTATCAGACGGCGCTCGCTTCCGACGAGATAGCCATCCGTCGTTGCTTCGTCCTTTCTGGCCCAGTCGTTCCTACCGTCAGGTTCCCCACCTCTATCACTGCCAAGGTTGACGGCACCGATGCCGAGGGCGAAATAACGTTACGCATTGGCGAGGATGCCACCGTGTCCTACAGTCTTAACGATGGTTCGGTTGACGACATCGAGGCTCGTTCCGAAGATGCTGGCATTGTAAACATTGAGCGTTTCGCTCCGCCTAAGACGTTCGTGTTGCATCCGCTCAACACTGGCGTTGCCAAAATCCGCCTCTTCTCACGTCATTCCGACAAGGTCTATACAGAGTTTACCGTCATAGTTTCTAAGGAGTATTAATAAAATAAGTGTATTTATGAATCACGATTTTTCCGAACTTCATCCGCACATGGCTTCTCGTGAAAGGGGATGGCATCCCGTCCCCAATCCACTTGCACCCCAACCGCCCCATCGTGCTTATGGGCACACAGTCAAGCATATTTTCGTGCAGGCCGACCAGCTTCTCTACGATGTCGATGCTGTCACTGGCCTTATACAGCGTGCTTCACGTCCCGACCAGGCAGCCCCCGACATTGTCACTTCCGAGTCCGACACCTATCGTCCTATGTTCTTCCGTTGGTTCGACAAGTACATAGCCAATGTTGAGCATTGCCTTTCCGCTTTCGTTCTCAAACCCGAAGGTGTCACCCGTCTCAACGACCTTAAGGAGTGGGACGAGCGGGAAGTGACGCTTCTCATGCCCGACTATTGGGATGCCACCGTCTACGACTCCCTTGTCAAGGCTATTCATCAGTACGTCGTTGACGGCACTCTATACGAGTATCTCTCCATCACGCTCTCCTCACGCGACCCTCGCACTATCGACCGCAAGCAGTCCCTTGAAGAAGGCATTACCAACATACGAGCCCTCTCCTGCCGAGTCATACCCGGCACAGTCCATAAGCATCTGAAGCCATTCTAAAGCGATTGCACCCCAAAATATCACCCCACGGCTCAGAAAGGCCCAGTCGGCCCAGCAAGGCTCATCACCCTCACCTCCTTTCTCAATAAATGGCTCAGTCGGCTTAGAAAGGCCCAGTAAGGCTCAGTAAATAAAAACCCAAAACACTATGCAAAAGACTCTCGACGACATTCCTCTCATATCCGAGCGTCGCAAGAAGCTTCTTCCTGCCGGGCGCAAGGCGCAAAAGGAGTTCATACGCGACCTCCTCTCTACCAATCAGGAGAAGTTCGAAGAGCTGTTCTCCGAACTTGCCGAGCACGACCCTAAGGCATGGCTGCTTCTCTATCACGACATGCAGAAGCACGTCGTCCCCAAGCAGTCCCAGCTCAACGTCTCCGTGGGCATCAACAAGGACTTCCAGGAACTCCAGGCACTATCCACTACCAAGACCGACGACCCTCTTGCCATTGGTGCCAACCCCGTTCCACGCATCGAAGATGCCGACTTCGAAGAACTAAAGGAGTACGAAGGACTTTAATCAATAATTAGCCCTCACCCCAAAATTTCACCAACGGCTTAGTCGGCTCAAAAAGGCCCAGAAAGGCTTATCACCCAGTTCACCAAAGGCTCAGAAAGGCCTAAAAGGCCCAGTAAGGCTCATTAAATAATTAGAATATGCTCATTACCGACCGTGACATAGATGCTTTAGTAGCCGAAAACCTATCTCGCTACAATGAAATCTACGGGCCTTACGACCCGTGGACAGGTCTCGGCTGCTACGATTTCGAGTCACGTGTCTGTCTCGAAATACCCGACTTCATCATACCCAAGATGTACGTTCCCAAGGAGTGTATGCGCACCCTCCTTTACAAGAACCTGCAGCACTACGGCACATTGAAGGACGTTCTCATCTATGTCCTCCGCAAGGACTACGACGAAGACTCGCCCGACACGCAGAAGCTACGCGCCCTCCTCACATTTGAGATTTTCAAGGTACGTTTCCGTGAAGACCCCGAGTTCGCCCTTTTCTGTACTGATAAGATTGAGGACAAGAACACGGGCGATATGATTCCCTTCCGCCTTAACTACCCACAGCGACGGCTCATAGCTCTCTTCGAGAAGCTGCGCCACGAGAAGAAAGCCATACGTGTCGTTATCCTTAAGGCTCGTCAGTGGGGCGGCTCTACGCTCACGCAGCTCTACATCAAGTGGATGCAGGACTTCCGTCACGACGGTTGGAACGCCATCGTCCTCTCACAGGTCAAGTCCACATCAAAGAAGATTAAGGCCATGTACCGCAAGGCTGTCGAACGGCAGAAGGGTTGGACTATCGGACACCCGGGCACACAGCTCATGCTATCGCCCTACGAGAACTCACCCGACGACTTCATCGTCACCGACGGCAATAAGGCCCTGCGCCGCTCTACGCTTACCGTTGCCTCCTTCGACAACTTCGATGCCGTCCGTGGCAACAACTTCCACTGCGCCCACTATTCCGAGGTTGCCTATTGGAAGAAGACACCCGAGCACGACCCCGAAGGCGTTATCTCGTCTATCTCTGGCGGTATACATAATATTGAGGACAACATCGAGGTCTTCGAGTCTACAGGCCGTGGCGCTTCCGGATTCTTCTACGACCGCTGCCAGCTTGCCATGGATCCGTCCAACAACGACGCCTATGCCTTCATCTTCATTCCTTGCTTCATCATCGAGAACGATATGGAGCCCGTTGATGATGTACGTGCCTTTGCCGAATGGCTGCTGCGCAACAAAGACCGCTCCACCTGCCCTAAGGGATTTCGCGAAACGGGCAAGTTCTTTTGGCGTATGTGGGAAAAGGGAGCTTGTTTCCAGGCTATCAACTGGTATCGCAACTTCCGCAACAAGTTCAAGACTCATGCTTTCTGCGCTACTGAGGCTCCTATCGACGAGGAGGAGGCTTTCCGCAATTCCGGCAACCTTGTCTTTAATCCTTACTCCATCGACGACCTCCGTCATGGCGAAGTCAAGAAGCCTAAGTTCCTTGCCGACATCGTCACCTCTGGCAAGAAGTCTTACGACACCATACGCAACTCCAAGATTACCATACGCGACGATGGCGAGGGCGAACTTAAGATTTGGAGTCTGCCCAACAATCAGATTCTGCGTGTCTCCGACCGCTACGTTGTCAGCGTCGACATCGGCGGCAAGTCCTCTACTTCCGACTACACCGTTATGACCGTACTCGACCGTATGGGCATGATGCCTTCTGTCAAGGACAAGCCTCGTGTCGTGGCTCGCTACCGTGGACACTGCCGTCACGACGTGCTTGCATGGAAGGCAGCAGCTCTCGCTCACTATTACGACGATGCTCTCCTTGTCATTGAGTCCAATACTGCCGACCGTGAGAAGAACAATAATACCGAGGGCGACCATTTCGGCTCTATCATCAACGAGATTGCCGACTACTACCCCAATCTCTACCAGCGCCGTTCCTCTCCCGAGGACACCGCTGGCAACGTCCTCGCCAAGTACGGCTTTCAGACCAATAAGATTACCAAGGGTTGGCTCATTGACAACCTTGAAGCTTTCGTCGACGACCGCCTATGGCACGAACCCGACACCGAAATGTATCACGAGCTGCGCATATACGAGCGCAAGGAGGATGGCTCGCTTGGCAACATCGAAGGCTCGGGCAATCACGACGACGTACTCATGTCCACCGCCATTGCCCTCTACGTCTCCACCAACGAAATGGAACTTCCACGCTGGCGCACCGACGAAGGCCTCAAGCATCACTCCGACGGAGTACGCACCGAAGCCTCAATCTAAGAGCACCCAAAGGTTCATCATCATCACCCCAAAATTTCCCCAAAGGCTTAGAAAGGCTTAGTCGGCCCAGTAAGGCTCATATCACCCACGGCTTAGTAAGGCTCAAAAAGGCCCAGCAAGGCCCAGTAAATAAAAAAAAACAATTCACTATGCAAAAGTCACTATCTTTCAACAAAGGCATCACCACATCACCGTCCGACCTCCTGTCCGACGACACCGAACTTTCCGCCTCACGCGACCTTATCTTCCGCAATGGCGAGATGCAAACTCTTCGACAGGCTAAACAGCTCGGCGGTTTAGCTCATAAGCTCCTCTATATCCACAAGGGTGCCGACTACACCAACGCCATCACCTGCGACGACACGTATAGCTACCTCTATTGGGGTACAATCAGCGGCGATACCATCACCGAAGACGAAGGCTCGCTCTTTGTCGGCAAAGTCTACGACATTTCCTCAGTAGGCAACACCCTCGTCGTAGCCACCGACAAAGGCATACATTATATATTATATAAAGAGGGAAAGTACATTGACCTCGGAACCGAACTTCCAAGACCCGAATTCCGTTTTTGGCTTGAAAGTAAATCTCTTTCTAATCCTATTAAAAAATCTGATTACATTTCATTCCAGGATTACATGAAGACGGATACTTGCCAGGCTTTCTATACGTCTAATGGAGAACTCTGTAAAATAGAATACGTTGACCCCGGAAGGGACGATAGTTCCAGTGTGGGAAAGTCAAGTAAAACTATTAATTCCAGCACTCCTGATACAAGCAAGACATTGACATACAGAGGATATTGTGCAAGACAATCTAAGACTTCCGAAATAAACACCGCGTCTAACGCTCTTGTTGCTTTACATCTTGCAGAAGTCAAAAAGGAAAATCTTTTCGCATTTCCATTTTTTGTTCGATTTGCCTTGCGTTTGTATGATGGTTCTTATACTCGCATTTCGTCACCAGTTCTTTGCTTGCCTTCTATCCATAACAATGTGGCTCTAATACCTATGAATGCAGATTATAGACCCACAACACAACAGGTTGGGTATTTTATCCCTTCTGTTAGTCAGGCTTCACTATGGTTTAAAGCATTTGTCAATGATGCTGACAAATGGAGTGATATTATAAAGGATTGCGTTATCTTTGCTACTGATGAAGAAATGCAATTCAATATTGATGAAGACTGGTATTTTTACCAGCCGCATGAGTTAATGAACACTTATATATGCGACAGAATTGTTGGGGATGCTTATTCTTGTTTTGGCAAATGGTCTTACAAGATAACACATAGTAGTTCGTTTAGCTCGCAAACAGACGGTTACCTTACTTCTGTCATTATGCCAGCTAAGATGAAGACCGAAAAGCAGATTATTGAAAGCCTTTCCAAGAAGGGAGTTTTCTACAAATTGCTGGATTTTCCTTTTTCGTCCATAAATAATTATACAAATGGTGTAGAAACCACAAAGTTAATAAACGACAATGTTGTTACTAACCTTACCGAGCAGGAACAGCTCGGTGTTGATGATTATATGGGATGGACTACTATCTCTGCATCCAAGCTTTATGCATATAATAGTCGTATTAACGCTTTAGGTATCAAGCGTAAGCCTTATTCAGGATTTAATCACTTTATAGCTGTCAAACCTTCTACATCAGACCCTATGTCTTATTACGTTCGTTTGTCCAAGACCGCAGGCGAAGTATGGATAAAAGGGGCTGCGTTTTGCGATGTTAGAAGTGCCTTGCTTAGTTGGTTTTTTTATCCCGACCCTAACGCTAAGGAAGTCCTTTTCTATGACGAGTCGACACAAAAGGGAATAAGCGCCCATCTTCAAGGCCATCCGCGCCTCAATGGTGCTTACCTTATGCAGAAATTACCCGATGGAACACTCCCCGTGTTTACTAATATTAGTAAGCCTGTCGTAAATGATGATTTTTACGAAGTCCTCGACTCCCAAATCTTCACCTCCGTTGTCAACAACCCCTTCGTCTTCCAGGCATCGGGCGACAACACCGTAGGCACTGGCTCTATCCTCGGCATCGCTGCCAACACCGAGCCTATATCACAGGGACAGTTCGGACAATATCCGCTCATCGTCTTCACTACTGAAGGCATCTACGGACTCTCCGTCAACTCCGAAGGACTCTACTCAGCATCCTATCCCATTTCGCGCGAAGTCTGCAACAATCCCGAGTCAATAACACCCACGGGCAATGTCGTCTACTTCACCTCCGACAAGGGACTCATGGCTGTAGCTGGCGGCACTGTCCGTTGTGTCAGTCCACAACTCTCGGGAGCCAATCCGCCGTACTCCGACGCTACGGTCAGTTTCCTTACCTTCGTACGCAATGCATTCCTTGCCTACGACTATCGCGACTCGCTGCTGTTCATCTACAACGTCAGCTACGACTACGCATACGTCTATAATCTTCTTGACGGAACCTTCGCCACCATATCCCTCGGTTCTAAGCGCATACAGCGAGCTGTGTCCAACTATCCCGACACGCTCCTTCAAGATGCCGACAACAACGTCTATTCCTTCCGCAAGATACCTGTTGCCCAAGCCGACACTCAGACGTATTCCGGTACGTTCACCACACGTCCCCTCAAACTCGGCTCGTCCATACAGCTCAAGACCATCCATCAGATAGTCCATCTGTTCAACTCCGCCGACGGCACACTCAAGCTGCGGGTCTACGCCTCCAACGATTGCCGTAATTGGGTCGAACTACACTCTCTGCACGGCAAGCCATGGAAGTACTACCGCTTCAGCTACACACTCTCCAATATCTCGGCATCCGACACATTCGCTGGCACAGTAATAGACTTTGCCCCACGATTCACCAACAAGATAAGATAACAACCAATTCTCCAAGGGCTCAGCATCATCACCCTATAGCAAAGGCTCAGCAAGGCCCATAAATAATCACCCTCACCCCCACGGCTCAGTCGGCCCAGAAAGGCTCAGTAAGGCTCATTACCCATTATCAAAAAAAAGGGTGCCAGCGCCTCACGGCTCCAACACCCCCATACCAATATAAAAACTACTTGTCTTTTTAATCAATAACCTAATAAACCTTAAATCTTAAAAACGAAAACACAAAACCTAATATGTAGCAGTACAAATGTAGCAAACCATTTACATTTGGTATAAGCATCATTATCAATATCACAGGCATTCCTGCCTTCAAGTATTCCTTCCATTTTCCCGTCTTGCCCCACATAATCCCGAACATCGCAAACAGCATACCCGACATTCCTACGGTCGGTTTGTCTGCCCACATAGGCATCCAGCTTGCTGCGACGGCTATCACATAGCCTCCTGCCACGTTCATACGTTGTCTTACGCTCCATAGCACAAACAGGTTTGCAGCCATGTGCCATACGTTGGCGTGGAGAAAACTATAAGTGAAGTGGGGTAGCAGTCCGCTGTGTGCGCTGAAACCCTTTAAGTCATTGCCTATTATCAGCAACACGACGCTTAGAGCCGTCAGCAACAGCTTTGCTCTTACGTCCACTTCCATACACTTCACCATGTCTGAAATCCTTACCATATAGTCTGCATTTGACAAACGTGTCCTTAATCGTGCGGGGAGCCATGAAGAACTCCGGCGCTGGCTGAGATACTATTATAGGGCATAAAAACCATAGCGATTTGCCTATATACTCCTTTCTCTGGGTCAGTTCCTGCATCCGCTCAAACAGCGAGTAGTACAGTCTCTGCTTGTTGCTGCCCAATGCGTTCACTATCGAGAAGTCACCCACAACCATTCTTCTCAGCTTCTCATAAGCCTCCTTAGCCGTGACATAATACCGTGGAGCAGGATGCTTCGCTATCTTGTCCCATACCTCCTGCTGGCTCCAGCATTTCGGATACACATCGCGATAGGCTTTTGCCAAGTCTTCACGTTGCATACGGGTTATATCATAATTTTGTTTGGTCATAGGGTTATGGTTTTCTGATACAAAAATACGCAAACTTAGCCACATAACCAAGTTTGCGTATCAAAATAAACAATAATTAATAATTACCTCCCTATCACCAAAGGCTCAGAAAGGCCCAGTAAGGCATAAAATATCCCCGTCATCACCAAAGGCTTAGTCGGCCCAGAAAGGCTCAGCAAGGCTCACCTCCAAAGCCCTCACCAGTCCCTCAGCCCTTACTCCTCACTAATCCCGTCCATCTGCTCCACAGCCTTCTGCATTATCATTTCGATGTTCTTGTTGGCAAAGTCCACCTGCTTCTTGTCGTCAGCGTTCAGACGCTTCATCTTGTTCCAGCGCTTCATCTGCTTCTCGGCATCTTTAATGATACGGATTCTCGCATAGTCAGCCCCCTGCTCAAATCTGTGTCTGTCGGCAGCATTACGTATTCTCTCCGTCAGCGGAACGTTCTTGTTCTTCAGCATCGAGTAGTTGCTCATGCTCTTCTCCATGCTTTCCTTATAGCTATACCACTTCGCTTTCGTTCTCGCCATGCTCGTCTGTTCCGAAGGAGTGTACATCAGCGAGCGCAAGAATGGTATATCCTTGGTCTCTATCTCCTGCTCGCGTCCGTCAGCATACTTCAGTACCAGTCCCGTTCCACGGGTCATGAATGTGGCAGCGCCACCGCCAATCGTTCCTATGATGTGGTTCAGCATTGCAGGGTCAGTAGCCTCGTCAAGCAGACTGTTGCCTCTCATGTTTTCGTTGCCGGGAGCCACGTCGTTAGTCCTGGCATTCACCCACTTGTTCAAGTCCATCAGCTTCTCGGGAGTTCCGCTGTAGGCATTCATCCATGCAGGACGGTTCTCCGTGTAGTCACCCTCTCGACGTATAGGCGAACCCTTCCAGTCGCTGTTGAGCCACCATTCCACAAATGGAGCAGCAGCAGTAGGCAGCACACCCTTTAAGGTCTCCTTTCCTGGTTCCTTATCAAAGGCCGATGTGTTCGTGAAGTCCACTACTGGCAGCAGCTGCGACATACAGCCCACAGCGTCCATTGCTACATTTCTCGTGCTCTTCACGTTCTTTGCTGTAGTCATACCCGCTGCAATATCGCCAAGTCCGTAGAACGCCCTCAGCTCAATGGCAAGCGGAATGGTCACGAACTTACCGCCACCTTTATATATACACAGGTTGTTTCTCCTTATGTATTCGGGTAGCTCGCCGTATGGGTCTTGCACGCCCTTGCGCTCCTTCTCGTCCTCGTTCGCAATCATGGCGTTATTCACGGCAGCAGCCAGTATGCCCAGCCCGAAAGGCATAGCCATCATTGAGGCGATAGTACCCACAGGTGCCTTCTTCACGTTATTCATAAGCAAGTGCGTACTCTGCACGCCAGCGTTGAAGAACATCGAGTAGTTTCTCAGATAGCTCGCTATAAAGCCATACACATTTCTGCGCATTTCCTTTCCTGCTCCCATCTCTCCGTTCTTGAACGTCTTTATTGCGTCGCCCGAGCCGTGACGGTTGAAGTTCGTCGACACCTGCTTGGCATCGTAGGCGCTTCTCACAGCCGAGCGTCCGAGGTCTCTTGACGTGCAGAAGGTCGCAAATCTCGCCATGTTCTCTGCCATCTCGTTCAGGTTCTCAACGTTACCTACGAGGACGTCACGAAGCATCTTGCCTGCCTTCGACACATTGCTGCGCTCACGGCTCACGTCACGCTTGTATTCCTTTTCCCACTCTTGCATCGTCTTCACCTGCACCCAGCCTGTCTCACCGCCGTTCTGCATAAACTCCTTGAAGTAGCGCTCCATCTTCGAGTCGCCCAGCGTACCCTCTCTGTATCGTGCGTACAGACCTATGCCCACGCCTTCCTTCATGTCCTTCCACTTCAAGTTCTTCAATGCGCCTGCACCTTCGTTGTAGAATACGTTCAGAGGGTTTAGCTCTGCATAATATCTCGCCCACTTCAAGCCGTATCTCACGCCCTCCTTTGCCGTTACGTTGCTCGATGCAAACTCAGCGTCACGTATGATGTTACGCATCACGAACTCCGGTGAGTACGAGGTGGCCATCTGAGCCATGAAGCGTGTAGTGCTCTTCAACCCTTTCAGCAGTGCGCTTTTCGGCGAACTGTTCTCCAGCATACCGTTCAGAGCCTGGGCTGCACGAGGATTGCCCAATACTATAAATCTGTGTGTACGTCCGGCTATCTTCACGTCCACGAAATGCTCGCTCTTGTTCTTGGCTCGTGCAAACTTGAATCCTATGTCCGTGCTGTTGCTAAGAGTCTTTGCCTCACCTTTAGCCTGCTTCGTCTTCATGTCTGTTTCAAAGGCATCCACAATGGTTGCAACATCATGAGCGTTCGCATTGTCGGGTATCTGAGGATAAGCCTCCTCCCAGATGTCGTTGCCGTTTGCGTCCGTGCCAGTTTTCTCTACCCATACCTTTGTCTCCTTCACAAGGTTCTGCATTCCGCTGTTTCTCACGAATCGGGCAAAGGCTTGCTTCACAGCATTCTGCCCGCCGTTCCTTATTGCACGGTTAGCCATAGCACCTATCTGTGCAAGCACGTTCACGTCGCTCAGACTCTTTCTGCCCTTGGCGTTCATCAGCGTTTCACCGATAAAGCCCTTGCCGTCCTCGCCGCTTATATATCCGTATACATCCTCAGCGGTAGCCTCGTCAAACTTTCTCAAAGGCACATACCAGTCAAACATACTGGCCACACGGTCTCGAAGTTCTTCGCTCATCAGTCCGTTCTCATAGTCCGAATTGATAGAGTAGTTCGTGGCATCCTTTATTCTGTTCCAAAGATTATCCACCGAACCCTTCTTCTGGTTCTCCATCTTCGCCTCCTGACTCATCACGGAGTCTATAGCACCAGCATCGTCATAAGGACTCTTCAAGTCGTCAATCTCTTGCAGACCGTGCATACCCGAATAGTCATGTTCCTCTGCCTTGAAGTCCTTGTCGATGTTCTGCACAATCCATTCGTCCATCTGACGGTAATACTCTCTTAGGTCTATCTGTCCCGAGTCAAGTTTTCTTCTAAGGTCGCTTCTCTCGCCCTTCCAAATCTTATCCAGATTGTCAAGACCCGCATCGTCTACATCTTCTGTCTTTTCCATTTTTCTGAACCAGTCTCTCACGAACAGCACACGGTTTCGCTCCAGTCCGTGCTTGCCAATCATGTACAGGTTACACTCCCTTATCTTCTCCTCGGTGTTCTTGCCTGCAAAGCTGTCCAGCACGTCGCTCATAGCCTTGTCCAGCGGTTTCATCACCTGGTGTTCAAATAGAGTCATCTTGTCGCTCATAGCACCCTGCATGGTGTTCTGCAGAATGTAAGGGTTCATCGAACTCTTCACGTCCTCTATCTTCTTGATTGAGGGGTCTACAGCCTTCATCAGTTTCTCAAGCGAAAGCATGTTGTCCATAAACGCCTCTGTAGCCATATAGCCGTGAGCGTTCAGCATAGAATGGTATCTGTCAAGAGCAGTGGCAGCACTCGGAGCAGTACGGTAGTGTATCTGTCCGTCCGTAGCCTCATCCCATTCTTCTTTGGTCATATCCTCGAAGTCATGGTTCTTGCCGTCGTTCTCGTAGAACTCGCCACCATGGATTTTCGTGTACTCCACATTCTCGTGCTCTATCTTCCACTTCACGGCATCCGCTCTCATCTTCCACCACAGGTCATTACCTTTCTTCTGAACGTTCTTCGCCAGCCACAGCATATACTTCACGTCCTTCACGTTAGGCGATATTCTGTAGCCTATCTCGTGCAGAGCGTCAGTCACCTTGTTCTTGATGTAGTTCCAGAACCCGGGTTCGCCCTTGCCCTTCTCGGCGCTCTCGGCTATGAACTCCTCTATAGCGTCATAGAATCCCATAGAGTCCTTGTCCATACGTTCCTTCACATAGGCTCTCAGTTCGGCATTCACAGGATTGTCTAAGTCCATCCAAAGACCTCTCATATAGTCGTTGAACTTGTCTCCAAGCAGTCCTCTCATGCCCTCATGTCCCACGGTCTCGTGCCAAACGGTTTTCTCCGCAGTATACGAGTCGTGGATATTCGGCATATACAGACGCACCTCGCCTGTATTCTCGTCATACCAGCCAGTCACCTGCTTACCGTTCTCAATGTCACGGCGCACCTGCTCGTTGCCAATCTCCTCAACCGAGTTCACCATCTTCACCTTACCACCAGTCTGCTTCGATACTTTCTCCACAGTCTCAGCAATCCTGCCTTCCAAAGGCTTAGAAAGGCCCAGTGAGGCGTCACCATGCTCAGTACGATAATGCACCCCGCTTTCTTCCCTTACCTTTACGCCAAGTTCCGAAAGTCTGTCAAGTACATCCTTTAGCTTGTCTGCCTTTATCTCAGCAAGCATAGTGTTTCCTCTTGTCTCAAAGTTACCACCGTCAACCATTTTCAGTAGCTCTTTATCCAGGAAATACTTGCCTCCCTTCTTGTTGCTCTTCGGGACACGAATGGTATAGTTTCGTGCCATTTTCATGTAGTCGAAACCTTGCGCTATCTTCACGTCTTCGTCCGAAGAAGTAATCTCTGTTATGCCACCCTTGTTAGATGGCAATTCAAATTTTTCTGCTACGCTATTTATAGGCTTCTCGTTGGCAAGACCGTTCGGCTCAAATTTCTCAGGCATCAAAATGCCAGTCTTCACCTCGCCCGTGTCTGTTGTGTACTTAACCAACTGACCGCCCAAGCCTTGCTCCTTAGTGTCAATCAAAGCTTGCAGCAGGTTTCCGGTAATGATATATCCGTCCTTACGGCTCTCGTTGCTTGTCAGCTTGTCCCAGTTGGAGGCGTCCATACTCAGCACACGCAGATGCTTGTCACCCATCGCGGATGCCTGTCTTGTCAATCTGTCAATAATACCTATAACGTCTGCCTTGTCGCTTCCGAGTCCTACTTTCCCATTTATCGGGAACGTTATCTTTCTTCGACCGTCCAAGGTGGCGAATGATATTGTTGAGGCATTTGTCGAGAAGTTGTCGGTTATCTTTATGTCTATCAGTCTGCCATAGCTGTTGCCGAATCCGCTCAACTCAGCAGGATTGTTCATGTCTGTTGGCAGCACAAATGCGTCTTCTGTGTTGAAGGTTTCAAGCGCACGCTCAAACACGCCATACTTCGACTTTAGGTTCTTTACCACTTCGTCAAGCTTTGTCTTCTCGTCGCTGTAGATGCTTTCGTACTGATAGCCAGCCATCTTCTCTATCTGCTCGTCGCTCATTCCGGTTCCATTCTGAGCCTTCTTTGCGTCCTTGATATACTTCTCCTTTGCCTTTGTCGCCGCCTTCACGGCACGCTCCTCGTATTTCTGAGTAGCTTCGGCTATCTTATTGTCAAAGTATTCTTTTGTAGCAGCTATCTTCTCAGTGCGGTACTCGTCCCAACTCTTGCCGCCCGTGAGTCCGTCCTGAGCTTTCTTTACCTCCTCGGCTTTCATAGGCTTTTTCAGCACAGCCATGTTCACCTTCTCTACATAGGTGTTGTCGGCAAAAGCGTTGTTGCCGCCTGGCTCTGAACCTTCCTTCCAAATGCCTTTGTTTATGGTTTTTGCTTTCAACGGCAACTCGGTTATCTCCAAGTCGTTTTCGCCCATTTCGTTCAGACGCTGTATCTCGGCTGCATAAAGGTCGCCTATCTCTTGCAACATCTTCTCCTGCTCTTTCACTTTCAGCAGAGCCATACGGCCAAGCAACTTGCTCGCGTCGCCTCCTGCTTCACTACTCATACCGTCAGAAGAAGCTACCAGTTTCTGCGGGTCTACTGCCGATAAGTCTGCTCCATAAGACTTCTCCCATCCGAATGGGTCTGCCATACGTGCATACAAGTCAAGGTGTTCAGCCATGTATTCCTTCACTACCTTGTCGCCGTACTTGTTGGTAATGTCGGCTACTTCCATTTCGTTGAACTTGCTCTTCTGTGAAGAAGTGGTGTTTGCGTCCAATGATTTCAACTTTGCCTTGAACATCATCAATAGTCGCTGCTCTGCCGGGATAAGCGACACAACGTATTCGTATGCGCCTCTTGCCACCTGTCCCGTTCTGTCTATACGTCCACGCATCTGCACCTCGTCGTTCACGTCAAGCTGCTGCTGGGCAACAATCATGACACGTTTTCTCTGGTCGGCATATTTGCTTGAAGCATGGAGTGATATACCAGTTGCAGCACTCTTGTTCAGGATTAGTGCGTCTATCTGTCCGTCGTTAAACTCTCTCGCAAGTTTCTTCTTGTCTGTGTCCGCACGCTTCACCTTCGTTACCGTGCCGTTCTCGTTATACACAAACTCTGTCTGCCTGCCAGTCAACTCGCCTACCTTATATCCTGCCTTCGTCAGTTCGTTCTTGATAACGTCGATAGGCGAGAGCGATAGTCCGGTACTTGTCTTTCTTATCTTTTCTTCAAGCGCATGGTATGCTTCAACGGCATCTGCGCCTAAGTCTGATAGGTTTATATATCCGCTTTCGCTTTCGTCTTTAGCGTTCTTGCTTGTATAGCGAAGCGTACCTTCAAGTCCTTTCTTTAGTGATGTGCCCAAGTCCGGTGCGTCCATTTCTTCGCCAAGCGCAAGGTTGCCCGTCTGCGACTCGTTGGTATTGTTCAACGCTATCACAGGCTTCATGCCTTGCTTCAAGTAGTCGATGGCACGCTCTGCTGCAGATTTGGCTTTCAACGAGAGAAGCACTTGCTGAACGGTATTGAACGCCTTGCTTGCAAACGGTTGGTTCTTGATTCCCAAGGCTTCTGTGCCACGCTTTATGCCCATCGACGACTGCACCTCTGCAAGTTCTTCATTACGTCTGTCTACGTATGCGCTTACATAGGTTCTTTGGAAGTTGATGATGTCGTTAAACAGACCGATGATGCTGTCATACTGCTCGCGCTGTTCAGCAACAACTTCTGGGTCGTCAATGGCTTTCCAGTCAATAGTCACGCCTGTCATGTCTCGCTCGCGACGTATCATCTGTCCGCATTGTGTCAGCGCTTGGCTCATGATTTCCTGTAGTGTGGCTCCTCCACGCTTCACGGCGTCTATCAAGTCAGATGCTTTCAGTCCTCCCTGATTCATTGCTGTTCTTAGCGCATAGATTGGCATGTTGTCGGGACGCTTTGCGAAGGTTGCAGAGAAGAAGGTCACATTCTTTGCCTTCTGAATGATGTGCTGGAAGTAGTTGCCTTGACCGCTGTCTCCTCCTGCTGTATGGCTTTCGTCCAATATCAGATAGCCGTTCTTTATGAGCTTTTCTATAGCGTCACGTCGGGCTTGTCCGCTGATTGCTGCTGCACCAAACTTTTTGCCTTTGGCTAATTTCCTTTCCTTACGGTTGCCATTCTCGTCAAACTCATATACGCCGTTGCTTACTTGGCTGTATGTCGTCAGAACGTAATCATACTCCTTTGGTAGCTCTCCGTTCTTTTCTATATAGTCAAGCACTCTCTTTACTTCACTCTTTGAAGGCAAGGCAAATACTACGTTTCCGTCTGCATCTGTAATGGCAGCTTCTTTTGCGCTTCCAAATACAAACGGTCTCAATTCTTTGCTACCTATGTCTACCAAGTCACGATATACGTCACTCAGCAAACCTGCTGTCTTTGTGAAGTATACTGGCACTTGTCCTTGTTTCTTGGCGTATCTGATAAGCGATGCTGCCTGTCTGCCCTTACCGATACCTGTCATATCACCGATGATAAAGGCATTGCCTTTCTTTGCCTGTTGCAAAGCGAGAGCTACTGAGTCTACTTGCTCTGCTGCAAGATGTGCGTATAGGTCTGCTTTATCGTTGTAGCCCAGTTCGTCAACCAAGAATTGGTCTGCGTCGCCCAACTTTTCCAAGTTCTTGTTCACTGACTCTTGTTGGTCGGCTGGCATAACGGCTTTAAGAGTGAACGGATTTTCACTTCTTGGTGCATAAGTCACCTTTTCGGCGCTTAGTTCACGTACGGGTCGGTCCAACCGCTCCAGTTGTCCCCGTGATCCCCCTCCGTTCCCGGTGTTGGTAACTCCATCAGCATTTGGCTGAGTGTTAGGTCGTCCATTTCCTCCTGATTTCTGTACGTTTCCTCCTTCGGTATTGGGGTTATTTCCTGCCCACTCGCTCTGAGTAACATCTGTCCCTGCTCCGTTTGCTCCAGTAGCTCCGTCAGGAAGTCCTCCATTTTCGCCTGGCTTGGTTCCTCCTTCTGTCCCCAATACATTGTCGGAAACTGGTTCGGCAGTCTTGTCATGTACTCCTCCAGTACGAACTGAAGGTTTTTGTTCGCCTCCTCCGTTTCCTCCTGCTCGTACTCCCTCTTCATTAGCGTCAGCAACGCTCGGTCTATTAGGCTTTGCGTTAGCGTCTTCTCCTCCTTCTCCGACGGGAGAATCCATCCCTTTACTTCGTAGTATATCATCGTTTATTCTTGTATAAAGTTCGTCATAACTCTTCACGGCTTCCGCTCTTGCCTTGTCCTTCACTGGAGGATAGGCGTTCTCGTCATAGCGTCGTCCGTTAATCAATATAATGCGTGTCGGGTATGTTGTGCCCTGCTTTGCGTACAGGCTTCCATCCACGTTTATCACGTCCTCCACCTTATAGTGGCTATAGAGATAACCAAGCAGAGCCTTATCCTTAGGATTCAGACTTCCGTTCTTGGCATATTCCGTCTTGCCGCCGATGATAATGGCAGCACGACCGTTGTCTTTCATGCTCTCCAAGGCGTTGATAGCCATCTGTCCTTCCAAAGAAGAAATCTTATAGCCGTCATACTCCTTAGGGGTAGCACTACCAAATGGTGGGTTTGTCACAATCACGTCCACGTCCTTGTCCGCAAACGGCTGCGTTCCGTCTTGACTTGTTATGTTCTTGAAGCCTTGTCTCTGCAAGTTGGCAAGTCTCTGGGCGTCGATGTCGTTCACATGTACCGCATCCTTTGGCAAGCCGATTGTCAGCATTCCGTTTCCGGCACTTGGCTCCAATGCGCTCTTTACTTCCATTCCTGCCTTCACGTACATGTCTGCAAGGAATGCGTAAGGCGCAGGTGTAGAATACTGCTGCTTCATCACTCGCTCTGAGTCACGCTGGTTGAGGCTCGGCTGGTTCTCATAGAGTTTCTTGATGCGTTCAAACTTCACGGCATCGTTGATTGATTCAGAAGAAGCGATACCTCTTGCTTTCATCACAATGGCAGCTTCTGTAAGTTCCTGAAGGTCTGTATCCTTAATGTCCTTCAAGCCATGTCTCTCTGCAATCTTTCTCAGTTCTATGATGCTCTTGATCTTGCGACCGAAAGCCAGTTGAAGTTTCACGGCATCTATAAACTTCTTCTCAGCCTGCTTCCTTTCCTCGGCAGTCTTAGAGTCGCCCACAAGCTCCTCCTTGTGCTTAGGCGAACTCTTCTCGTAGTAGTCTGCCCATTCCTTCAAACTCATGCGCTGCTCGCCATCGCGATAGCGAATGTTCATCATCTGCTCATAGATGGCATCCACATCTTCCTTCTTGAACACCTGGGCTGCTGGAGCAAACTCCTTGCACATTTCTTTCACCACGTCTTCAAGATTGTGCATACCTCTCTTTATTCTTAGGTAAGCGTTCTCTGCCATTGCGCTCACAAGCTTAGGCAGCACTTCAAGCTGTCTTGCATTAAGTCCGATGAACGATGCCGACAAATCCTCTCTGCCTGCTTTCAGCAAGTCGTTCCAAAGGTCGTTAACCTTCTTGTTCGACGCTTCCACAGCTGCATCGTCAGCCTTTTGCTGAGGCTTATTCTCTTCGCCCATAGCTTCTGCAGCAGCCTCTTTCTCTTTAGCAAACTTCTCGGCAGCGTTCTTCATTCCCTCAATAGGGCTTGCTGAGGCTTCCACCTTAGGAGCTTCGGTAGCTTCTGTTTTATCATCCGCTTGCTTAGTGGTGTTTTTCATCTTCGCATCCTTCACCTTTTCATAGATGCTCTCATAAACGGCACGATGCAAATCATCCGTCACCTCGCCATTCAGATAATCCACCGCCATATCCTTGGCAATGTCGTCCACATCGCTACTCCTAATCTCACCCTCAGTCAAAGGATGGTCTTTCTTGTAGTTCTCCGCAGCTTTCACTATCGGATTAAGCGTATTCTCTTCTTTCTTAGGAAGAATAGCAACCTTCTCACCCTTCGGCTCAGTCGGCTCTCCTGGCTCAGTAAGGCTCAGCGAGGCCTCGTGAGGCTTATCACTTTTTTCCTCCTCAACCTTGTCTACGTCTCGCTGTCCTTCATTATTTCTCGAGCCTTTGTCAGTGCTGCCCAACCCGATATTTCCGGATTCTCCTTCTGTATTTTTGACATGAGTTCCGCTGTCCTTCTTGGCAGGTACAACATCGATATTCTTCCCTTGTTCCGTATCTCCACGTGAATCAAGTCCTTCTTTTCTTCTTCTGTCATTTTCTCTTTCTTTAAATGCTTTTTCAGCTACGTTTAATAATGTAGGATTGTTCGTTATTTCAGATATTGCTCTTATACCATTTCTTTGAGCATATTCCACAAGGTGTGCCAATGCTTCATCAGCCAACATGTGCAAAGCTTCGTCTTCTGGAAGTTTACGAGCTTCATCTGTATAGTGTGTAGCATGCACCAACTTTTCAATAACACTTTCCAAGTCTCTTCTGGTAAGTGTATTCATATCTGTAATTGAGTATACAAGGGATTCAACTCGTGAAGGGTCTGTATCATTATCCGCATGAACCGATTCATGTATAAAAGTCTCGCGCAACTCTTTTGAACCAGTACTACCCTCGAGATAAATATGAATCTTTCCATTTTCGTAATATCCAGGATAATGCTCTCCTTCCTGCATATTTTCAATAAAGGATTTTTCTTCAGGATTTTCTGCTGCATCTACCAAATCTTTCTTGGTTCTCAACACAACAGGCTCGTCATACCCATTACTCTTGGCAAACTCTTTTACATACTCTCCCATTTGGTCAAGTATACGCTCACGTTCTTCGCCCTTGGCTTCCCTAAGTCGCTCTACGGCTTTGTTGTAGTCTGCTTCGCTTGTGACGACGCTTCCTCCTCGCGCTTGCGGTTCAGTTCCCTCAGAGCTGCCAGCATCGCCATTTCCTTCTTTGCTTGAATGTCTTGTTTCATAGTCTTCCCAGTTTCTAAGTTTCAAAAATTCCTTTATAAACTCTTCATTCGTAGGTCTCTCGCCGAACATTTCCGTCTGATTAGCGTCCGCATAAGGAGCAGCATTTCTGTTATATGCCATCATCAGCTCGCGGAAGTCCTCAACCTTGCCCTCCAGAGCAAGAGCGATAGCCTGCGAGATAGGGTCGTATCTGTCAGCAGCGTTCTCGCCAAACATAGCAGGAGTTCGCAAGTATGCATCCACACCGCTTCCGCCTTGACGTGCCTCGTACAGCAACTGTACTGCCTGGTCTATCTCCTTCATCAGAGCATAGTCGCCAAGTTTCATATTGTCCGTCACGGCACGGATGCCGTTCAGAGCCTTGGTTTTCAGCATAGCGTCAGCGCCCATCATGCGGATAGTGTTCTCCGAGAACACACTGCCCAATAGCAGGTTCTTCACGAAGTCCTTGCCTGCTGCCGAGAGCTTGTCTTCGCCCTCACGCAATCCAGCTACCTCGTTCAGACCTATCACGCCCTTATCTACCAAACGTGTCAACAAAGAATTTATTGCCGACGGATTGTTAAAGAATGCGTCAAGACTACCGCTTCCCTCTATCTCCGATATAATAGTGCCTATCTCGTCTGTAGAAAGCTTCTTCGAGTTCGCCACAGCTTGCTGTGTATTGCCCTGCGCTTTCTTCTCGTTCTTGTTGAACTTGGCGAAGGTTGCCGTGTCATACTTCATCGGCTCGTCGCTCACAAGCACAAGGCGCGGATGCTTTATTCCGCTCTGCTCTATCTGCTCCGCCGTGAAGCCGTAGTTCTCTGCATTCTCCTTCAACGCTTCAATATAAGCGCTGTCTGTATCGTTCTTTGCTGCCTTCTGTCCTGCCATCGTTCTGCCGTTACCGTCAACAACAATGCCGTCAGATGTCACAACCGGCACCTGGTCTACTGCCTGTCCGTCATACTTCATGGCTATCATATCCGTTACCAGCTGAGCCTGCTTGTCGTTCTCGTAGTCTCGGTCATTGATGGTTCTGCCTTCTTCGTTCACGGGGAAACCCTCGCTCTTCTTATAGCCGTCGTTGGCATTATGCGAAGGTGTCAGACTGTCTGCCTCGACAATCTCGTAATGTCCTTTCAGTTTGGTTCCGTCAGCCAATGTACGTGTGCGCTTATTGCCCACAACGCGCAAGCCACTCTCGAACTTCTCCCGAGCAACCCCTACACTACCTACCGAACCTACTTCACCTACACCACCTACCGAACTTACCTTCTCCATTCCAGCCTTGACCTTCTTCTCAGTCATAGCCTTCTTGATATTGGTGTAAAGCTCCAGTTCCTTCTTTGCGGCATCAACAGCCATTGTCTTCTGAGCCTCAGCCTCCTTGGCGTCGTTCAAGTCGTCCGTGTAGTCCACCTTTATCTTCTCGGCATCCTTCAGCGTCTTCTCGGCTCGCTTTATCTGTCCGTCTACAGCAGCCTCAGCATTCTCGCCAAACTGCGAAGACATCCACTCCGCACCCTGCTCAGGACTCATCTGCGAGTAGTCAGCAGTCTCACGACCTTTCGAGTCCTTCATCATCGGCACAGGCGTACCGTCCGCAAAAGTAGCAACAGGCTCCTCACCCACAGGCTTAGTCTCTTTCTCACCCACAGGCTCAGTCGGCTCAGTAAGGCCCAGTGAGGCTTCATTACCTTCCTCTTCCACAGGTTGTTCCCCAGGCTTAGTTTGGCTTAGAGAGGCTTCGTTAGGCTTACCATCCTGCTGCTGCATTTCCGCGTATACTGTAGAGTTCAACTCTTCCAGCTGTCGCTGATAGTCCTTCGCATACTCTTCGCTTGTTGCGGTATGCTCCAGTGTCACGTCCTTTGCATGCACGAAGTCCATTTCACGAGTAGTAGGGTCATACACCGTCAGCATATCACCGTCACGTACTCTGCCTTCACCATCAAACGCAACGTCTCCAGCTCCGACAATCAGCACCCTACCCTTGTCGTCCTTCACGAACACCATCTGCTCGCCATTCTGCTTCTCTCCGTTCAGTTCGCCCTTATAGCTCCACTGGCCGACGTGCTTCTGTGTCGTCTCCACAATCTTGTCCTGCGTACCCTTGAACATACCCTGCGCCTTTGAGAGGGTGTTGATATAGTCAGCAAGTGGTGCAAGCTGCTCCTGTGTCAGTCCCGCGTTGAACAGCTCCATATAAATCTGCGGATTGCTCATGCCGGCCTTCTGCATACGCTCGTATTCTTCCTTCAGCACGTCGTTGCTGTCCATAGCTGCCTGCAAAGCATCCTCCGTTTTCGTAAGGTCACCAAGCACCTCAGACGCAGCCTCGTTGTTAGGAGTCTCAGTACCCAGACCGTTCTCCTCCACAACGTCCTTGCCCTCAGTGTTCGACTGCTCTGCATGCAACGTACCAGGTACAAACTGCTCGTCCTCGTAAGCCTTTCTCAGAGCCACACAAGCGTTCTGTTCTTCATCGCTGCGTCTAAGCGGTTGCTTGTCCATTGCTGCCTTCAACTGCTCTGCAGTCATGCCGTTAGCCTCTGCTACAGCTTCAAGAGTTGCCTGTGCCGTCTTCTCATCCTTAATCTGTGCAGCACCATAGGCATTGCTCAGACGCTGATCCTCACGCTTCATGTTCAGCGAGTAAATAATGGAGTTACGCTCGTCAATGCTCTTGAAGCTGTTCTTCGACAGCAGTTCTCCATTCTTGCTGTATTCGTTCACAGAGCCGCCTTCAATACGGCAATTCTCCATCATCGGACGTGCCGAAGGAACGGTGCCCATAACCAAAGCCGAGAACTTAGCCTTTGTGTCCCAAGGAATGGTGTTGTCTGCCATTATCTCGTCGTAGGCAGTCTTCACAAACTCAGCGTCTGTGTCCTTATACGACTCCTCGCCTTTCCCTTTGGCTGCGGTCTTCTTTGCTCGCATCGCCCAAGATGTCAGACTCTCTTTTCTCGTCAGCGGATTGTTGTGTGCGTCATATCCATAGATTGATTCATTGCGCTTCGGCGCAGACGCGCTTCCGAACAGCTGCTCTTTCTCCTCATTAGTGAAGGTATATCCACCAAAGGCTGCTCTCTGTCCGTCCGATGTCATAAGACCATTAATGTTTCTCGCCACCATATCAAGGTAGCTTTCCTTTATGCCGTCCTTGCTCTGGCGCTTAGGCAGTCTTGCGTGTGTCAGCTTCAAGGCTACGACGTTGGCGCAAGCCTCAAGGTTACCCTCAATGCTCGTCCAGTCTGTATCGTGCCCCTCTATAGTCTTGGCCACATTGCCGCCTATGTGCATACCTATTCCTTCCATCGCCAACTGGAACGCCTTGGCTGGAATACGCTTCACGCCACTTACGTTATAGATTCCAGCTCCTACAGCACCGCCGATACCGCCCATGGTTGCCCAACTCGCGCCCTCAGACAATCCGCCCATAGCCATCACCTTTACGGTATTGCCAATAGAAGTGTCGTCGCCAGTAGAGTAGTTCTGCACGGCTGCATTCGTCGAGCCATACAGCACACCAGTAATACCCTGACTTACCATGCCCGAACCTGCCATACGTGCTATACGACCACCTAAAGTACTGTTCGCAATCCTCGCTGTCTGTGCCACACCATTACCGAATACCTTGCCAGCTACGGCTGCACCTGCCTTGCCTGCTGCACCAAATACTGGGGCGTCCGCAACAAAGCCCAATGTGCCTCGTGCCACTCTCGCGGCCATACCAGGATTTACATCAGGGTTCTCCCCATTATCCGTCATAGCCATACCCTGCTGAGCGTATTGTCTCTGCTTCTTCGATGTCATGCCCATAGACATGATAGTGCCAAGCATCGACTCGTTTACTCCACGAAGAATGTATTCTGCCGTGCTCTTCGGCATACTACGGCTCAACTCGCTCTTGTCAAAGTCTGCTGCCAATTTCGCTTGCAGTCCCGGTATGAGGCTCTTTTCTACGTACTCCTCTGGGCTGATGCCGTAGGCTGCTGCCTTCAGCCCTATCTCCTCCTGCATCTTCGGCTGTGACAGGACTTTTGCAATGTCCGCATTTGCCTTTTCTTGCAGATGCTTCAAGAGCTTGTCGGGGTCAAGAGCCTCATTATACGCCTTACCTGCTGCCATGTACGCAAATGGGGAGGCCTTGCTGAGGGCCGACTCTGCTGCTGCACCTTTCGCAGTAGCTGTCTTGAACTCATTAAGAATATTGTCCGACACATAGTCGTCAAGGTGTTTGTTAGCAAACTCCAAACCGCTCTCTGCCAATTGGCGCTCTGCTTGCTCTTGGGTGTTTATAACGTGGGCGTTTACGTTCGCGTCGCCTGTATCCACGACGGGAGTTTTCAGACGTGCCTCCTTTTCGCGCAATGGTTTCATTACCTCCTTGCCTGCTTCACGTCCAGCCTGCTCTATACGTCTATCGAGCGTCTGCTGCTCTCTGTGTGTCCTGCCCACCATCTGCTTCACAGCACTCGGCTTCGTGTAGTCTATGGGCATCTGCTCTTCATCGCGTCTTTTCAAGGCGTCAGCCTCCCTAAGGCCCTTCACAAGCGCACTCTCCTTACCTCCATTACCCAAAGGCTTAGAAAGACCTACAGAGGCATAGCGAGGCTCATTACCCAAAGGCTTAGTAAGGCCCAAAGAGGCATAGCCAGGCTCAGCACCCGATTCTTCCTTTCCCCACTTTTTCTGCGCAACCCTCAGCGCTGCCTTACCCAAAGAAGTCTTAGGCTGATACTTTTCCCTTCTCACGGTCTGTCCCGTAAACAGATGCGCACCGAAGTCACCGACCCTGCCCGCATCCTTCACGTCAACATCACCTCTACGTCCCGTCTTGCGGTCTATCACCTCCATACGGGCACCTGGGAAAGCCTTCGCAAAACCCTCCCTGTCATTGTCAAACGCTGCCTTGTTCACAGTATGCCTGTTTCCCTTGGCATCCTTGAAATAATAATATCTGTTATCTGGCATATCATTATAATTGTTTAATCGTTACTTCACAAACTTACTCCAGTCTGTACCCCTGCCCTTGTTCGTAGGCTTGCTCTGGGGCTTCGGCTTACTGCCCGAGCCTTGCCATCTGATAGGATTGGCGCCCTTGCGCTGTTCCCTAATCTGTTTCGCCTGACTCTTCGATACGGTCTTCGTCACATTGCGCACCTTCTTCTTGCCCGAAGTGTTCACGCCTCGCTGGGCTGTCGCGCTCGTCCTTACGTCCGTATAGCCAAAACCGTCTCTGAATGTCTTTCTCAACGACTCGCCCTTGCCAGAGCTGTCAAGCAGACCATAACTGATAGCGCCTTGTATTATCTTGCGTGCTTGCGACATATTCGGCTTCACTACCGTGCCGTCACTTGCAGTATATCCGTTCAGCGCAAGCACCAGCTCACGCTGCTTCTGAGGAGTAATCATGCCAATACGCCGCATTTCATCCCAAGCCTGCAATTCCTGCTGAGGCGTAAGCTGTTTCTTGCTTGCCAATCGGCCATACGGAGTAGCATAGCCATAGCCTCCGCCAACACCGCCACTACTACCGCTTCCCGAGCCTCCAGCCACACGTGCCTCCTTTGCTCTTGCTAAAGCCAGTCTGCTTGCGCTGATGCCTTCTTGAGCCTTGTTATGGCGTTTGGTCTCGCCAAGCCTTTCGCCCGATAGCTTCAAGTTACCCTCCTGAATGCCAAGCATACCCTTACGATACTCATCCATGGCCTTAGCCGCTTTGTCTGCACGCTCGCCAGCCTTCTGTTTCAGCTCGATGTTCATAGCCTTATAAGCTCTGTCTGCATCTGCTGATGCCTGCTTCATGCGTAGGTTGGCATTCTTATACGCAGCGTCCGCTTCCAACGCTGCCTGCCGTGCCCGTTCATTCTTCCTCTGCTGCAGACCTTTCTGCAATCCCTCCACAGGATTGTTGAACCTCTGCAAAGGCGCTCCCTTCGAAGTGTTGTAGATGTTGCCCATGTGTCTTATAGCGTCAGCAAGCGTAGCAATGCGCATCTTGTTACGTGTCATACGCTCGTCGTATTCGTCCGCACTCTCACCACTCCTTATGCCGGGACGCTTCTTTATCAAACCGCCAAGCCAACCGAAGAACCCTCCGTCCTTCTTGGTGTCGTCTTTCTGAAACGTAGGTGTATTCTGCACAACAGAAACATTAGCAGCGCCATCACCCACAGGCGCAGAAGCGCCCCCATTCAATGGCTTAGTAGGCTCAGAAAGGCTTAGTGAGGCCTTGTCACCCACAGGCCCGAACCTGCCCACTATACCATTACCAGCAAAAGCATTGAAAGGAGCAGCAGGCGCACCAGCCTTACCTCCCCCATCCAAAGGCTTAGTAAGGCCCAGTGAGGCATAGTTCGGCTTAGTACCAGCAGGCTCATTACCACCCACAGCATTAGCCTCTTCTTTCTTCAATTTCCCCTTTTCACTTCCTACCATAAGCTGCAATATGTTTCTTTATAAGGTCACAAGCACCGTCAATCTGCTTGATGAAAGCATCAGCCTTGTTGGCACGCTTATACTGAAAAGCTGTCTCCTCCTCAAGTATATCAACGTTCTCACGCAGACGGGCAACTCGCTTGGCGTTGTTCTTCTTTATCTTGTCAATCACCTTGTCTTTGTATATCAAAGCACTCTCAGCCGACTTCAAGCACTGCTCAAACCAGTCACGTTCCTTCGCCACACCAGCAAGCGCAGTCTTCAGACGCTCTATCTCAGCTGCCTGCTCGTCAATGAGCGAATCCCTCAACAGACCCGCTGCCTCCATCACGCGATTAATATCAGCCTTGCTCGGCTCAGGACAAACAACTCTCTTATTCTTTCTTTTCGACATAATCAATCAACATTTAACATTCAACACTCGATTACACTCCCGTCACGTTCTTCAACTTCTTGTTGTCATACAGAGTATCGTGAATGTACTCCGCATCATTGAACTTCGGAGTCAACGAACCTTCAGCAGCAGCCTTGGCACCAGGAGAGTTCACGTCAATATCCAGACTCTTCTTCTTTCCGGCACCGTCCAACATCGAAGCTGCACTCATCAAAGCATTGCTCATGTTCTGACCCGCATCACTCGCATTCTGGGCCTGCTGATTGTAAGCATCCTCACGCTCCTTCGAAAAGCCCATCTGATTCTGCATGTGCTGAGCGGAAATACTCTCCTTCTTCGCACTGTCACGAGCACCAATGTTGGCAATGGCATCACCCATCGTTCTGTTAGCGGCCTCCTTTGCCATCGCTGCACTCGCCGCAGTCCCACCAGCAACAGCAGCAGCACCATCTGCCTTACGGATATAATTGTCCTGAACCTCCTGGGCACGACGCAACAGATTCTGACCAGCCTTGGTGTCCAGATAATCCGTGTTGTAAGCCTTCTCGTACCAAGCCTTCTCTGCATTCGCACGATACTGACGCTCCCTCGCTGCCTTCTTAGCTGCCCTGCGCGCCTTAGCACCACCAAACAAACTGCCCGCTATACTACCTGCCAAACTCGCAGCAGCAGCTATCCACTGAGGATTGTTCGCTCCTGAAATCTCACTAATGCCTAATGGCAACCTGAAAAATCTATTCAATTCAAACATATCTGTAAACTTTAATTTATCAATCAACAAAAAAAACTACTTCATATACCCAACACGCTAAGACTGTAAACACCAATGACCTCCTTTTACAGGAGTACCTTTTGGACGGAAATATCAATGACCTCCTATCAACGGAGTACCTTTTCCAAGCGAATTTTGGACGGGTAGAGGACATTTACACCTATGCTTTTATCTACTATAATTTGTCCGCAGTACCTAAGGGGGTGGGGGTCTGTGGTCGTTTCCGTATATGCCCATCATCCTTGCCGTTCCCCTCGTTGTTCACCGTCACATCTATGTGCTTCATCATCCTCCACATCATCACATACAGCGAGAAGAGAGACAGCCACATCGTCACGTTATTCATACGCCCTTACGCAAAACGCCCATATTCCATGACAAAAAGCATTACTATTGTATTACCTTATTGTTATTCTTGAGCGCAACACGCTGTATTTCAGTACTTTGGACGCTTTGCATATGAACCCAAAAGGGTCACAAGCCTTTTGTTTCGATGATTGGATAGCATCTTAGACACATCTTGGACACGCCTTGCAGCCTTGGCAATAGGCTAATTCCGCCCTTTCATCCGCCCTTTCGTAGCTTAGACTACGTCCATTGCAAGCCATCTAAGAACCTTGTAGGGCATATACGAGTCTTGCAACCGCAAATATACGCCCTATTTCGCCCCGAAATGCCGTTTTTCGTCTGCCGTCAAAATCGCCAAACCTCCACAAATCCTTTTGTCGGGGCTTCAATGTAAAAAATCCGACTTTTTGAACACTTTTCGGGTCTAACCCCCCGTAATTTTCGAGACCAAGAGCAAATAAAAAAGGAAAATATGAACAGTCAAGGAGCATAGAAATGTACGCACGAAGAAGCGGTTTTTGTACCAAAAAAGTCAAGCAAAGGTCAAAAAAGGGTCTCATATCGTGTGCGAAAGTCCGTAAAAACGGTCTGAAGGTCGGAAAATCACGGAAAAACCACAAAAACACGCCTTATACGCTCATATACTGCGCACAAAGCACCTCACACGCATAAACACAAAAAAGCCACTCCAGTGAGGATAGAGTGACTTGTATATAATATATAGGAGAAAGGTGTTTATCTCTCTATAAGGTCTATAAGGGAGATTGAAGAACAATGGGGAGATAAGGGAGGCTGCGCCTCCCAAGGGCTAACGCCCTGCCCTCTGCTGAGGCTACCGCCGTGGATGAGTGCTCTTTAGCTCGTCAACGAGGTGCCAAAACTCCTCTAACGTGTCAGCGGTAAGATGTACACCGTCACAGCGTATGTATGCTGCGAAGTCACTGCTTGTATCTTGTGGATGTGCGGAAACCTCCTCGGGCGATGCGAATAACTGCCACATGGGCACGCCCAGCACGCTCGCCCATTTCTCAAGCGTTGGGTATGATGGTTTATTTATCTGTAGATACAGTGCTGTGTAGCTTATCCCGAGTTCGGCAGCGAACTCTTTGAGCGATATATTACGCTCATTAAGTATATCTTTAATACGTGTCATATCTGTTAATAAGTATTTACTTGTGCAAATATACTGATTTTCTCGTTAACATTAAGCATATACTTAGTTAATACGTGTTAATATTAAGTATTTTCTTAACGAAAAACTTGCACGGTATTAAGCATTTACTTAACTTTGCAAGCGTAATCAAGTAACAAACATCAATAACAATAAAACATACACATTATGAGAAAGTATATAGTTATCGACATTTGTAAGCAGTCTGGCAAGTACAACTTGCAAATAGTTGCACAGTATACCGACAGAGAAAAAGCACGAAACGATGCACGGCAGCGCAACGAGAGCAATACAAATAAAAATCATTATTATAATGTTTACATAATATCACATCCTTTATTATCCTAACAGCTATGAAGAAGTACACAGTTTACACTTTCAGAAGTAAGCGAGGATGCGAAGCGTACGTCAAGACACACAGCATAGAGGAAGCCCTCGAACTCGCAAGAAAAGCAGGTGAAAATATAGAACTTACAGATTTAAAGAGGATGCTATAAACATAGATGTAAAAGGAGACACAACAATGACAAAACAAGAAGAAATAAAAGTATTGCAATCGCTTAAGGGTGATACTTATTTTGCACAGAAATTTGGTGCTGACATTGACAAAATGTGCGAGAATATAAAGAATGATTTTGCTATTGAATGCGGTTGTACATTCACTAGAGAAACAGAGGTTTTGCGCAAAGAAATAGAAAGCGTTAAAACTGTAGCAAAAGATATGATTACAATTTTTGCGCACAACATAATCGTTGCTCTCGATAAAGGACATGATACAGATACTATGGCTTATCAAGCTGTGGAAGAAGTAATCGGAATAAAAGAAATAATCAAATTCAAACATTCTCAGAACATAGAATTGTCTGACAGCGAAATTAAGTATCTTGTAGAAAGATTGGACGCATGAAATCATCCGTGAGCGACAGGCGCACATCACGTTCGAGACGTGACACGGAACTAATATTAACAATTAAAAAAACATACGGATATGGAAATCTACAAAATTGAAAGACAAGGATGCGAGGTGAATGTTCTGTTCACAGGTAAACAATACATATTCCAAAACTCGTACTACGGAATACTCGCTGTTGCGACAAGAAAAGGATACGAGGATGAAGACATGAACACCTTCACACTCGAATACGGAAACGACAACACTATTGGAGGTTCGTTCGGTGGTGACTACTGCGCTACAATGGCTAAGCGTGTAATCAACAAAATAGAGTCATTATACTCTGAACGTGAGATACACTACGATATTGTACAGGTAGATGTCAACAAGAAGTATTTTATTGACATACAGACGAGAGAACGCTGATTGAAGATAAGGAGGGGCAACGCCCCTCCAATAACCACCCCACAGCTGTGACCGACTGAAAGGCAAGCGGAGCGAGACCGCACACGGCACAAACTTTAAAACATTACAGATATGATAACATTAGCACAAGAGATTTGTTGTGTAGATTGCAAATATGCGCACTTCTATTTCAGCAACATTAATTCTTGCTTTGACAAGATTGTTTGTCAAGCTAACGGCAACCCAAACGGATGGAGCGGTTGTAGTAGATATTCAACAAAACATTAACCCTCAAAACATTACAGCTATGACAACAGATTTATGGATTTTGCTTATTGTCTTCTCAGCGATAGTCAACTATGTAGGTGGAGTATATGTAGGGAGGCACTGGGATGAAGACTAAAGCAGAAGATAAGGGGGCTGCCGCCCCCAAGTCCCCTAAGACACGGAAAGTGCTGTTGAGTACCGCTGATGCGATAATGCTTCGAATGATACTCACTAATTATCGAGACGAACTCACAGCACTTCTCAACCGTGCAAAGTCAAGCAACAAGGCGAAAGCCTATGCAACCGAGAACATAAAAATAATAGATGATTTAAAACAAAAGATATTTGGACTATGAACAAGTTATTAGTAGCAGCATTGATAGCAAGCACAGCACTTGCAGCAGTAGCAACAAAGAAAACAACAGACGCAGAGTACGACAGAGCGCAGATTAAAGAAGACGTGCGCTTGCTGATGAACGACATCGAAAAATATGGAGACATCGACACTTATACAGGTTCAGACCATTTCGAACGTCTCTACGAATGGTCGCACAACATCGAACGTAATGATAAAGATTAACGGCATCACCTACGAAGTAGGCTTGTCAATGGAAGTGGCAGGAACGATGTGGTTCTTTCGCAAGATAGTCGAAGGCGAGAGACCACACGCCACTTTTGGACAAAGCAGACTCTTGAGAAATACCTCCGCACCCTGCCTAACAAGATAATCAAACGAGAGGTTCTTGCAATGCTCAGGCAGACACACGGCAGGGCAGCAGCCATAAGGCGATAATCCGTTGGGGACAGAAACCAATTCGGAGCGACACCGACAACGGAACGAACTTAAAAAACAAAAAGATATGAAGACAAACATTATTCCCTGTCCTATCAATGAAAAGGACTTGTGCAGCGACATTCTATTCGACGACCTCTTCGATAATAGCGAGTACGTGGAGCGAGGAAACAGGTACGTCGGTTTCATCTGTGACAAAGTCGCAAAGGTCGAATATTACAACAACTACGTTCATATTTCATTCGAAAGCACAATAGACGATAGAGAGACAGAGCAGATTGAGGAATGGGCACGTACAATAGAAGACAGCTATAACGAAAACTTGATTGACGAAGATGTGCGCTTGAATGTCCGCCTTAAAGTCTTTGCGAAGTCAAGTGAAGTATACTTCGAGTATATCATCACAGAGAACTAAACTGACAGGCTGAATGTGGTTTAAGCCACTCCACTTCGATGCGAGGTCGAAGCAGCCACAAATATTAATCAAAAACATACGAATATGAAGTACACAGTAGTAATTGTCGAGACTCTCTCACGAAAGATAGAGGTCGACGCAGCAGACGCACAACAGGCGAAGCAGATAATAGCCGAGCAGTACAACAACGAACAGATAGTGTTGTCAGCAGACGACTTTTACGGATATGAAATCGAGACACTATGACAAGCTATCAGCACCTCTACAATACCATCATGAGCCGACCGCTCACGGATGATACCTACAGCGAGCGAGCCTACAGCGTACTGCATGCAGCATACCCACAGGCGAACCTCGCACAGATAAACGAAGCAGCCACAACGGATTGGTGCAATTCGTTGTCCGACGAGCAGAATATAAACAATTGTAAATACTTAGCAATATGACACTACAGGAATATCTCGAAAAGAAGTTAGGAGAAATGGCACAGCAGGACGCCAATTTCCGTGAACGCTACGAGGATAAGCAGAAGTCTCTGAAGAACTGCATACTCTATATCAAGCAGCAGGCTCACAAGCAAGCCGTAAACGGTTGCGCAGCCATATCCGACGATGATGTCCTACAAATGGCAGTCCACTACTACCAAGAGAAGGACGTTGAACCGACCAAGCAAACGATACCGGTTAAGGTTGTGGCAGCACCCAAGGAGGAAAAGCCGAAGACAGCCGTGCTCATCCCGAAGCCACAGCCGAAGAAGGCGAAGAAAGTAGATAATTCATTACAACTTGATTTATTTGGAGGAATGTAAGATGAAACCACGCACAAAGATAGAGAGAGAGGTTGTCAGCCTCTCTCTCAAGTTAGGCGAGATAAATAAGCGTGACACCGCTCACATCATCCGTCATACATACGGCTCGTGTAAGTATGAGGAAATGTACAACCGCTGCTATGTCGTTATCAATCAAGCCTACAAAGGTTGGCAGGTGCTCAGATATATCCGCATCGACCGCCACCGCAACAGAGCGAAGGAAGTTTCCTACACAACTTGGGAAGTCTTTCAGTTTTGGAACAAGGTAGGCGAGAAGCAGATACTTCTCGCACGTCAGCGCACACTCGGTCCGTACATTGACACCTTTGCTTACTCTTCGGATTTGGAGGTTCGCCCTAATCCTACATACGTGTATGACCATTTTGTAAATGTATCTTACACATATCTCTACAACAAGTCCGTTGAGGGTGCTTACCGATACGCAGCAGGATATATGGAGGAAGACAGACTATATCGTTGGTATCGCTTCCTTTCTTGCGACAAGTTTGCCGAGACGATAATCAAGCTACGTCCGAAGCTCGCAGAACACATGATATTCAACGGACGCTGCAACAAGGCATACATCAATGCTGTGCGCATAGCTATGCGCCACAACTACGACATCATCAACCCCTCACGCTATTTCGACCTCATTCGAATGCTCGCTAATCTCAAGTGCGACCTCAACAATCCGCACTTCGTATGTCCCGAGGACTTCGAGCACACCCACCAATGGGCGGTTGAAGCTTCAATGTCCGAGGACGAGCGCAGAAGACGTGAAGCCGAGCGTACAAGACAGCTACGAGACATGCAGAAGAAGGAGGATCAGAATGCAGACTACATCAACCGTTGCAATCGCTTCTTCGGTGTTGAGATAACCGACGGCACAATCTCCTGTCATGTACTCCGCAGCGTAGCCGATTTCTTCGAGGAGGGCACAGCGATGCACCATTGCGTATACGCTAACGAGTATTACGCTAAAAAGAACTCGCTTATCCTTTCCGCTCGCATAAATGACAAGCGTATCGAGACCGTTGAGGTAGACCTGCAACAGATGAAAGTGGTCCAGTGCTACGGTGCTTGCGATAAGTTCACAATCTACCACGACCGCATCGTCTCGCTCGTCAATGACAACATGAATATGATAAAACAATGTATGACAACAAAACAAATAGCAATATGACAAGAAAAGAAATCTACAAGTCACGCTTCCGTTCACTTAACACGGCTGAGAAGAAACGTATTCTCAGCCGACTCTTCCCCGACGGCTACATCGAAAGCAAGGACAATATCCCCGACGAACAGACCTTTGCGGGCTACACCGAAGATTTCGGACTCATCGAAGTCAGATTTTCCCTGTTCGACAGCCGTATAGACATATCTCGTGAGTTCGATACAGAAAGGGAAAAGTGGCTGTTCATCAACGACATCACAAACAGGGCACTCGCCAAAGACAATGTCTATGCCAAGAACGTCGAACAGACGTTTCCGTTCGATGGCAATTCCTACTACTTCGTAGCCGATATGAACAAGCACAAGTTCTTCATCGGACTAAACCGAAACAAGCCACAAGCAATTTAAAACGATACAACTATGAAAAAGAAATTCACATTCCACTTCCCTATGACAGGTGAAACTATCACACGAGAACTCAACCTCCTCGCAGTCAAGGACGCCACAATCAAGTATCTCCGCAAGCAGTCCGAAGTACGAGGCGACATCTGCCTTGTCTCCGACGAACGAGAGGAAATAGTCGCCATGGCACACATCAACGACAATATGTGTGTCAAGTTCTTCACCGAAGACGACAGCGTGTCCGACATTAAAGCCATTGGCGATGTTTCTCCCGAGTTTAATTCTCCCGTTAGATAATTTTTATTAACTTTGCAGAAAACCTAATCAGCCCTCGACAACACGGTTAAGTCAATATTTATGAAGAAACAAGACTGGGCAGTACTGACAATCATCATACTCGCCATTTTCATATCATGCTGACATTATGAAGTCAATAATAGTAATATACGACGACCTTTTCGAACTCGACCGCACGGAAGTCTCCTATCAAGGCGAGACACAGCTAAAGACTATCATCAAGTCGCTCATGGCTGACTATCCCGATAGCGAGAAAGCCGAGGTCTACAACAAGGTGACGCAGAACCTCATCCTTGCCTATCGGCGTGACAGCAAAGGCAACCTCATTGAGATAGAGCGATATATCCGCAAGCGAGCCGTCAGCCACGCTCCTCGCAACACCGTCAAGCAATACACGCAGCGCATGACGTTTTGGATGGAGCCAGCTGTCTACGAGCGACTTGATGCATTAAGAGGCAAGCGAGCCAAGTACGTGCGTGATGCAGTAGTTGAGAAGTTGGAACGTGAAGGCAATCCTGTTCCTCCCGACCCTCACGCCAAGGTAGAGGGGCATCCCGACCGACGCTATCACCGAATGTTCAAGAACCTCCCTCAAAGCGTTCGAACATACAATGCTCGTGAAACCTACCGCTCACCGCTCACAATAACCAAGACCCCCGAAAACCTGTGGCGAGTGTCTTATGGCGAGTACACGACACAGCAAGGCGCACCATCCATCGAACACAAAGACCTCCTGTCGGCTCTCGAATGGCTCGACAAATGGATTAAAGACTACGGCAACAAATGGGTTGTCGGCAAGGTTATCAAGGAGAAAGAAAGGATATAATCCTTTCTTTCTTTTTTTTGCTTTAAATCAATAAAAACGTACATTTGTTTATAAAATCTTTATAAACGCTTACACTTTGCGCTTATTTTCGCTATCTTTACGTTTTTACTAAATATATAGGCTTATGAAAACTACATCAACAACAAGCGTCAGCCCAACACTCAACCGCTCGATATTCTTCTTTTACGAGAAGACTCTGCGCTATGTGCCTATCCTCCTCATGCTATGTCATTGGTATGGCGTGTACAGTTTTCACGACAACCCACGTGAGATACTTATCGACATTCGTGAGAACGAGGAATGTATTGCCTACCTCTATTTCATGGTCTACATCTTCCCCGTAGTCTTCATGCTCCCTGCAAGCCATTTCTTCAAACTCTGTTGGATATGGCGCATACCGTTCGTCTATATCATCGGCACCAATGCTATTCGCATATACTACCGCTCTTGGCTCATAAGCAACGAAATGTACGATGCCGACTTCATCCTCATAATCATGACCTTGGCTCTGTATGCCTGTGCCTTCGTGCAGGTGATATGCCGCAGCTTCCGCCACAAACACAACGTCTAACTAAAACCAAATAACTATGAATGTACGAAACTTACTCGCTGACGCTTTCACCAGCGCAGCAACACGCCTCCGCAACAACTCTTGCGGAATGACTGAACAGGAAATGGAGAATGCTCTTCACAAGATGCTCTATCTCCTCGACAACGACCATCACTTCAACGAAGCTGATGCACGAGCAGCCATCGCCCAAATGTACTATTTCAGCGACGACACACACAAATGCTATGCACCGTTCTTTCCCTACGAGGATATACGTGCGGCTTACGACAAGATGCTGCTCACATTGCCCGACGATTACAACTTCTGGGACTTCTGCGTCACAGTCAATCTCATGTACTCCAATCACATCGAAACCCTCCGCTCGTGGTTTCGTGACCGTAGCCGGCTGTTGCAGAAGTCGTGCGAGTTAGCACGCAGCTTCCTCCTTGACGAAGACACCGACCATCCGTCGGACAAGATATGGTGGTACGTCAATTCCTAAAGACACCAAAAGCGGATAGGGCAGGATTCATTCCTCTCTATCCGCTTTTGCGTCAATCGTCAATGTATTTCTCTATCACCTCGGGATTATACTCAGCGCCATATCCGCAGGCCTCCTCATACATCTTGAAGTCAGCCAGTTTCCTGCTGATGATGTCCGCAGCCAACACGCAGTTGCTGTCTTTGTTGCAGTCAATGTCTCCTCCACTGCATTTCAGCACCCTCCTCACAGCTTTCTCCCAATTCGTCGCCACATCTTTGAACGAACTTTCCTTCGAAAACAGCAGACTCATATCCACCTTTGTCTTCTCGGATCCGTCGGCTATGTACTTTCCGAACGTCGACAATGCGAGGTCGTTCATCGTCAAAGCAGTCAACAGATGTGATTTCAACAGGTGCTCCGTGTCGTTATGCTTCATCAGCACCGCATCATAGCTCCACTTTAGCTTCTGTACGTGCATCTTCATCTTCTCCGCCACGTCGTCCGATATGTCAAGCCACATCTGATACCTGTCCCGCAGCTGCACCTTCATCTTCGAGTTCCACGTGTCGTATGCAGCAAGAGCCTTGTTCACGTCTCTTTTCACCTCATGTTTCCAGTGCTTTGTCTCCTCCAGCATCACCTTAGCGTCGAGCATCGAACTTTGTGCCAGGTTATATACCGAGCCGATGATGATATAGTACAGCGAGCACTGGTCGTTCACTGCATCCATCGTCCGTTTCATCACGTCAGGATGCACAGCAAGCAGGTTTCTATTCTGCCTTACCAGACTTCTTCTTATATTCATGACACTTTGCTTTAAGTTCCTCCTCCATTATGTTCTCCACTTTCATTACTCGCTTGGCACTCTCGAAGGAAAGTCTTTTCAAGTAACATTTAATGGGCACGTAAGTCCCTCTTACGGTCTTCACGTACTCCATTAGCCAAGTTCTGCGTACGTATCTGTCGGGCAGCTTGAAAATCCAAAACCTTTTGCCCTTCGCTCTCGCTATCTCGCCATACACACAAATATGTGCCTTCATACCTCCCTTTGTGCGTACGTCTGTAACGGTACGCTGTGTTCTGTATATTATAGTTCTTTCCATATTGTTTATTCTTTAATTTTAAACCTTGAGCAGCGGAAGTAAGTCCTATAAGGGACAAACTCCCCCTTGCTCTTTTCCTCTTCCATGCGCCTTTGATAGAGCATGGTCAGTTCACGACTCGCTTCCCAGTCTAATAGATTGCCGTTATAGACATTCCATTTTTCCGTCGATTGATGAGGATACATTCTCATTACTATTCCCTTCCTTAACGCTCTGTTTGGCTTTCACCCGTTCCAACAACCTGTGCAGCCGTATTCTTTTCAGCTCCATTTGCTTTGCCCTGACAGCACACAACAGTTTCTGTGTATATTGAGGCAGCCGTCGCAAAGCTACATTCAAGCGTTGGTCTAACTTCCAAGTTGCTGAGGGAACGTCGCCCATCCGAGAACCATAGTGGTTCCAATGACTTGTCCAATACGGATGATACTTAAATCTACTGTGAGTGTCGCAATTTCTACAATAGAAACAGTAAGTATCACTCGCCTTAATTATCTTCTTTGCCAATCTTGCTTTCATAAATTATTCCTCCTTTATGCCAAAGGGCGTGCCGTCAGCGAATGTATAATAATCCATTAGTCCCTCTAACGTCCATTCGCTTTTACCATTGATTGCCATAAAACCTGTATTTTCATCGTCATTAACTCTCGTTATTGTTACTTTATATCCTCTTTCCTTGTCCTTTACCCACCCAAATGGCTCATGCTTCTGCATTTCCTGCCAGCACTCTTCTGCGTCCTTGAATGGGCGGTACTTGGGTTCTGGCTTGATGCGATAGTCTTTTGGAGGCCAATTAAACATTATATTATCGCAGTCAATCCAATCTTCAAATGAATTTTTAAATTGTACTGTTTTACCTTCTGCGAATGCATGTATGATAGGCAGCAGTTCTTTTGCTCGCTCTCTGTTCATTGTTTGTCCTCCAAAAAATAAATATAAAGGTTATACTTCTCTTTTACTTTCTTGAACTTGTCCAAGAGAAAGGAGTTTTGTAAGATTGCATCTATTACTTTCTGTACAGTTCCACATCCAACCAACACGATAGTCTTACTGCCTGGGCGTTCATCATCTGGAGAATAAGGGACACCGAATCCAATATAAGGAGTACCATTTGTTATGTAACGGAAAAAAGTTCCTGTAGCCTTATTTAAAAACTCGTCTGTTATGATTCTGTCTATATTTTGAAAATCCTTATACTCTTTTCGTGTAAGATGAAAGTTGATTCCCAAAGGATAATGCCCTACACAGCCATCTGTACCAAAGTATATTATGCGATTGGGCTGCTTATTATGCTTTATTGGCTTCATTTTCTTTATTTGTTTATTTTAGTAATACTATCGGTAATAACCTGTTCACTACGCTTGGCGAGTGTGCCATCTTTCTTTTGGCGATACGCGAAAATCGTCGGGAATATAGATGATGTGTCCCAAAAAAGCAATCTGTCAACCCAATAAAACTTGCCTTCTTTGTCTACACATACACACTTATCGCCTGGTTGTATTGGGTAGTTGGCAAGACATTCATCTTGCAGCTTTTCTATTTCCAAGTCAATAACCTTCTTCTTGTTCACTAATGCTCTTAAACGCTCTTTAATTTCTTCTTGTGTCATAATGTTTTTGTTTATTAATTATTTTACCCCATAAACTTCGGGTAACTTGCAGATTACATCACCTCCGTAACTATCCTTTGTTAATTCGACAAACTCACGGACTGTCGTGCTGCCATCAAGGTCTATGCCTTTATCCTTGCAGAAACTCTCGCGCCCCATGCGACATGAGCCTGTGAGTACGTGATGGTAGGCAAAGAGGTCACGGTTGGAGTATGGCATGTCATAGTCGGGGAACTTATTGCGGAAAGCTTCTATTCTCTCCTCTTCTGTACTGTCGTCGTAGAGCTTTTCTTGCAACGCTGTAAAAGCGTCATGCAAAGTGTCGCCATGCGCGAACATACATTGCTCCTTGACAATGTAGCAAGGTTCTAGCGTCAAATCATTTTGCAGGACAAAGCCTTGCCCAATGTTATCACGAACAGATTTGATTATTGTCGGCACATCATCTACAATATAAACAGTATCGCCATTTACTTCTTTTACGCCATAGCCATCGCCAGAGCCATAGCCATCGCCATCGCCATAGCCAGAGCCATAGCCATCGCCAGAGCCATAGCCATCGCCATAGCGATAGCCAGAGCCAGAGCCATCGCCATAGCCAGAGCCAGAGCCATCGCCAGAGCCATAGCCAGAGCCATAGCCAGAGCCATCGCCAGAGCCATAGCCAGAGCCATCGCCAGAGCCATAGCCAGAGCCATAGCCATAGCCAGAGCTAAGGTTTAGGAAGTTTTTAATTTTTGTCTCTAACGTTTCCATTCTCTTACCTCCTCTATTGACTTGATTGCCTTGTCTGTACAAGGGATAATTTCGATTGCGTCGAGTATCGTAATACTATCAACTGTGACAGTGAATTTACATTCTCTTGGAATAGTCGTACCATCCTTAGCGAGTTGTGATAATGAAGCCGCACCATCCCAATACCACAGACGACGTGCGTTGTGCAGTGTCACTTCTCTGCCATTCTGTGCTACAAGTGTTCCGAACTCTACTCCGCTGCGGTCGCCACGGATAATTACTTTCTTTCCGATGTTTGTTTCCATTGTTTCTGTTTTTATATTGTTAGTGTATTAGTATTTAGCTTTTTATTTGATTAATTCAAACTCGTAGACGAATACGTAAGGGTTAGATTCCCATGTACCTTTGCCGGAGATTTTGTCTATGAGGGCGGCGTAGGCTTCTCGTGGGGTGCAAAAGAGAGGTTTAAGAACATTCTTGGCATAATAAGAATAACCTTCAAATTCAGGCTCTTCTTCGCCAGAATAGAAGTACTGCTCACGAATACCTTCTGCTATACAATCCTCGTCGCTGATTTCCTGCAAGCGTTCAGCACGTATATCGGTGATGCGGATGCGGTGTGGCATAAGGTCTGCCTTAACGAACATCTTATTGTCGCAACCTTTCTCGAACCTAATATATTCAAGGGGCATTCCATGTACTCCGCATAGGCGATAGAACTCATCATTGGCTACAAGGTCTATGTATCTTTGCGCAATAGCTACATTTTCTCCAACCTTGTATGGTGAATGCTCCAAGGCGTAATCAAGCATTTCTTTCAGTTCTTCACCCTCTGCTTTATAAAGTCGGTCTTTACAAGATTTCTTCCAATCAGCAATAGATTCTTTTGTCCAACCTTCGTACGTGCTCAAACGCTCGAAAATCTTTGTAGGATTCAGAATACGCCTTGTCTGCGTCTTGCGACCTTCAAGTACGGCTTGGGTGAGTCCGTACCTGTTGTTGAACATGATTTTCTTCATAATTACATTCCGTTAATATAAATTACTTTTTCTCACTTGTGATACTCGTTCTTAATTGGTTCAACCTTGAATCTTTTATAGGATTTACTTCCCTATCATTGCCGAGGCCGAGATAATCCTCGACAATTTCTTTGACTTCATCTTGTGTGTAATCATCACCTTCTTCAAGAGTGATTGTTACCTTGAATGAATATTGTTTCTCTCTCATTCTCTAATACTTTTAGTGCTTTGTTTAAATTATACTTTAAGTTCCGCGTCCAAGCCCAGTGCCCAAAGTATGTGCTGAAGTTCGTGGACGTACTTTATCCTGTGTATGGTGTCACCTTTAAAAGTAACATACATCCATTCGCTATTAGGAGTGCAGATAACTTCGATGTTGTGAGCTTCGTGACCATAAATGTATGCCACCAGTTTATCTCGCTTCCACCCGTTCTTTTCGAGGATTTCGGGAGTAAGAGGGATAGGCTCAATGTTGCAACACCATACTCCCCAATACCAACCATCATCTTCAATGGTATTCAGAGTAATGGCACCTTTCTTTTCTTTGTACTCCCTTAGTGAGTCTATATCAGTCACCTTGCCAATAAGTCCATTTTTGATAGAATCGTTTTTGTTGACACGAACAAGGTCTCCTATTCTTAGGTCTTCTGCTTTAATCATTTCTCACCTCCTTTCGGTAATAAATCTTCGACGTAGCACCATTTGGTTATTTTGCAAATTTCTACCCAGTTATTCCACGTTATAGGAGGAGCGAGAATATCAGTCCCGTATTCGACATTCCCTTTATAGTCAACAAATCGTATGAGAATACATTTGTCTGACTCTGGTTCTTCGCTTGCGTCATGCCAGATGGTTTTCTTAAACCATTCCACTCCATCACGAAAGGCATCACGTCTCATAGATGTTTCTAAGCCTTCTCCTAATTCTTTAGGGAAGCCAATGTATGCGTTTACAGCTTCTGCAATTTTATTTTCGTCTATCATATTATTCTGCTTTAGTTATGTTGAGTTCCACTTGCACGCTATTTGACATTTCTTCGTCCATTGTGCCTTTAATCAAAGAATAGAGATACCTACCGAGACGTTGGTAAAGATTGTCTTTGCCTTTACCGTCTGCATTGTGAGTGTCCTCCATCACCTCTACATATTCGTCCGACTTCAACATGATGCCGTTGTCGGCTTGATGAATTGTGAATACGTCTTTCATTGCTGTGCTTCCTTTCCTATTTCCTCAAGCTTTTGTTCGTAAGCTTGGATTATTGCGTTTTGTTTGCCGATAATCTTTACGGCATCTTCAAAATGCTTGAGGAGGTTTTCGTAAGCACTCAGTCTGCCAACTTTAAAGAACGCATAGAAGAGAGCTATGGTGATAGAGAGGCTGGCGATGATTTTCAATATTTCTATTATGAGCATAACTTAGAATTTTTCTCTGATTTTCTGATATTGTTCAACAAATGTCTTTTCCGTGACCCACTCGCTGTATCGTGTGCGATAGTAAGTCTTGGGCTTGCCAGATGCCAATCCGTTCTTGTCGCGAGGGGTGTTGACGCTCTTGTATATCTTCGGGACGATGTCGGTGGACTGGTATGCCGTGACGTATTCATCCTCGAAAGCTATATGTGCGGTCTCACGGAACTTGACGTTTTCGAGAGAGAAGGGGCAGCTCATTCGCTGCCTCCTTCCGTGTATGCCTCGCTTGTGCCGAGGAGGTGTTCGTTACCTTCGTAGGGGATACAATATATGTAACTGTTGTCTATACAAACATAAGGACAGTCATTATTCTCTTTGTAATGTGAGAAATAGTTAGCATACCACTCCCCTTCGTCATTATCTCTCACCAATACCTTGTCGAACGGCTTGAACGGACACTTGGGCTTCACTGGCTCTACTTGCAGGGTGTCGGGATTGTACTTGCCGTTAAGGCTTTCAGCATAATGCTTGAGGTCAGCCAGAGTGAAAAGCATACCGATGCGATAATACCCCTTGCCGCTGTTCTTCGATTCTTCTACTGTCACACCACCCAGAAGGTGTATGAGCCATGTCTTGATTTTCTTCTTCATAGTTACAAATGGTGTTAAGAATTTACTTGAATGTTGGTAATAGGAGTATCTTCTTTGAAGTACTCCCATGATGTATACTCTTCCTTCATTACTCTGTTGTTTTTATCGTTTTTTTACCTGTTCGTAAACTTTCGCTATAGTAGCATCGTCTACGCTGTCCTTGTCAAGATTGTAAATAAAGAACAGCTCTTTAGTGAGAGCGGTTACTCTGTACCGGCTGGAAAGCAGAGATATGCCTCGCAGCGTACCAGTAGTGTGCCAAACATCAATGACTTCACGCACGTAGTCAATGAAGTTCTGTGTCTGCTTGTCGTAGATGCATTTGCCCAGTATTGTTTCTTTTTCTGACGGCTCTTCTGCACTGCTGTCAAACAGCTCCTCTATAGCGTCAATATTCAGTCCTGTCTTGCGCAGCTGCTTGCTGTATGTCTTTAAAATGCCGCACAGTTGCTTCACTATCTCCACCGAATATCGTGCGCCCTTCAGTTTCTCATACTCTTTGTTGAGCCTGTCATGCTGAACTTGCAAATTCTTGTATTTGCTCTCAATGGCACTTGACTTGTTCTTCGCCTCCATACGCTCAAGCATATTGCGATAGAGCACGTCCTTCTGCTCTACGAGATTGTTCAGGCGCTCGTTCTCCTTTAGCAGTTTGTCGCGTTCTTCGACTACCTTGTCGTAGTTGCGCAGTATTATACGTGCCTGGTCTATAGGCGAGAGGTCTTTGTTGAATGTTGTCATAGTTGTATGCTTTTAATTGCGTAGAATATGTACTTTTACTAACTTGTGTACTGCCCGTGGCTGCGACTTGTGGAAGTCTTCTATAAAGCGACGTTCGAGGTCTTTCGTGAAAGATTGGTCGGTCTGACTTGGGAATGAGGATTTCGGCACGTACCCGCTGACCGTTGTCGAACGTGAGGATTGCTGTGCGCTGCTCACGAGGCATGAATGGATTGTGAATCATTTTGCACTCCTTTCTGCTTCGACAGCGCATGAGAGCTGTTCTACTTGCTGCTGTAGCTCCATCTGCGCCTTGTTCGCCTTGTCACGTTCAGCTCTCGCTTCCGCAATGCACACGTAGCTCACCGACGTTGCCACTATCAGCACAGCACCTATGCACACCCATGGCAGGCGATGCACAAAACCGTTCACTTCACGGCACACACCCTTTACAAATGCCCATCCGTACCTTACTGCGTAGACGCCTGCCTCTCTGGTCGTAGCGTTGTCTACAAAATCAATTCTCGTTACAGTCATATTTCCTCTTTTTTTAGTTATTTTCTAAGTGATTTTCCTCTAAACGTTACGCACTTCGTGATAGCTCTAAGTCTGTCTATCGTGCGCTCTCCGTATTTCTCCTCTAAGTGAGGAATGTCAAGGTTTGTTGTCAATATCAGCAGCTTGCCCTTAATCTCAGCCAAGTCGCACAGCTCCATGAAAGGTATGCGCTTGTTTCCATAGTTGTTCGCTACATTCTCAGTCCCCACATCATCTATATAGATTATGTGTTTGCTCAGTATAGCGTCTGGCTGCGACACCAGATCCTGCGCTCTGTACACGCTGACGAGTTTTCGGCATGCCGTATTGATAAGTATCGGTATTATACGCATGCCTATCAACGACTTCCCGAGACCGCAGCCTCCGTTTATCAGCAGCCCTCGACCGTTGTTGTCTTCCAGCCACTCCACTACGGGTCTGTAGTTCTCCTCGTTCCAAACTCCCTTGCCCGTGAAGTAGTCCAACCCAGCCCTCAGCCTTGCCTCAGCGTTCGCCACCTTTATTCTCACCCTGTCGGGTTCGGCAGGATAGCCCGTGTCTTTCAGGCTCTCCACCATCTGTTTGAAATTAAAGTTCATCTACCATGTACCTTTCGTATAATCCATTTGTTCTGCATGAAGAACAGTTCCGTCCGTGTGCATACGCTGTTCAGAGCTGCTCTTGCCGTAGTTATTCCGCTTCCAGGTAGCCAACCTTCGGGCTATCTCGAATGTCTTCTGCTTCTCCCAGTGCATCTTCGTGCCACCCTCGTTTACCTGCGCCCAATGATTGAAAAAAGCTCTTAATATTTCTCTGCTATAGCCTTTATCTAAAAAGGGTACTAAATCTTCATAAAATTTCTTTCTTCGCTCTTCAAGACCCTTCTGTTTATCAGGGCTGATTATCTTATACCCCAATTTTGTCAGAAAGGCAATGCATCTTCTTTCCCTGTCTTCATCCCCTTCGTACATAAGCAATCCTCCTTTGTTTTAGTATGTCTTTGTCCTATATTTTGATTTACGAAATACAAACCGTTAATGTCATATTCCATTCCGTAAACATTAATACTATTTATGCGTCCTACGCATGGACTGTTTGCTTCATATAACAGATGTGGTAGGTACATAAAATTGCATGGCGAACACATCCCTATCAGAGTTATGCGAAATCCAAAATCTTTAAATCCGCGCTCTTTTAATTTACTCTGAATAGCGTAAGTGTATCGTAAGGCTTGCCCTAACGCCTCCAATCCAACCTTGTCTTTTTTCAATTCTATTACATTGATTTTAAGTACAGGTCTATATGGATAATGCTGTCTGCCTATAAACACTAAATCTGCGCGTCCAAATTCGTCTAAATCTAATTGACGAAATCTTTTAATTATGCCTTCTCCTACAACTCCTCCCAAACCGTGCGCTCTAAGTTCGTCGTCCGTTGCATTATAAATAGCATCTTCGATTTCTTTTTCCAATAATTGCATAGCGTGTCTTATTAACCTGCCTACAACTTCTTCAGATTATACCCGGTCACCGCATTGAACCACCGACCCTGCCACTCTCTTGCGTCAATGCTTATGTCGCATCCCACAGCGTCGCCATTGCCAAGTTGGTTCACCACGTCCACTTGCGCACCCCTAAACGTCACGACTGCATTCTTCGGATATTGCAAGCTCGCCACATGCCCTATCACTACGTCACGTTCTCTCCATTCTCTGCCCGACTGGCTTATGCCGCTCTTCTCGGGCAGAATCTTTATTATCGGTCCTTCTATATGTATCATCTTAATTCCTAATTTATTAATTCAAAATCGGCAAAGCCGACCAATTCAACATTCAAAATTCCTAACTCAACATTCCTCACACCCAGCCTGCGCCACCGCTCGCCAGCTCTGCCTTTGCGCTTCTCAGACCTCTCTCGTCGTCCTTGTCCGGTATCATTACCTCGCTCATCGACGCATAGTCCAGGAAGTTCCTTATCACGCTCGACATTTCGGCCGTAGTCAGGTAACACAGCGGTTTCGGCTTCTTACCCTCCTCCGTCAGGAAGATATGCGGACACACATCCTGCTGTATCGTCCGTAGCACACTGTAGAAAGTCTCACCCTGCTTATATCCGTAGTAGCTTATGATGAAGTTCAGATAAGCCATCTGCTTGTTCGTAGCCACCTCTCTGTGCTTCACTATGTCTATCGCATACCCGCAGTCGCGAGCCTTGTCTATCTCTCTCATAGCAGCCATATACTGCCTCGGGTCATTCAGCCTCTCAAAAGTCGCCATACCCCCTTACCCCCTTTCTTACATTAACACAATTTCCATTCCTTGCTTCGCCACCCATGTCGCAACACCAGTCTGTCCCGCCACCGCCAGCTCCGCATGTTTCTTGTCCAGATGTCTTCCGCTTGCATGTATCAGCGTTATCGTTCTCGCTGTCTTGTCCGCCTCGCACATCTTCAAGTACTCTATGCAGTGCTTCAGACTCATGTGGCTCAGCCTTATTCTGTCCGCTTGCGATGCCACCGTGCGTCCCTCTCTCACAGCCTCGTCCAGAATGTCGTCCTGGTAGTTAGCCTCGATAAGATAATGCGCCACACCTTTCACCACTTGATGCAGGTTCCAGCAGTCCGTCGCAAACATCAGCGTCCCCATTTCCGGATGATGCACAAGATAAGCAAAACACTCCACGTCATGCTCAACACTCAGCGGCGTCACAGCGAAGTCCCCAAGATGATATGTCTTGCCGTGCTCCACGGCAGTCACGCCATATCTGTTCTTCTCCTTCACCGCCGACGTACTCAGCACGTCTATCCCGGCACTGGTAAACTCACGCACATACTTGCAATGGTCGCCATGTTCATGACTTACTATCATTCCACGTGCACGACTTCTTTTAAGGTGCCCAACATCTTGGTATTCTCTCAAATGACAGCCAGCCTCAATCAGAAGCTGGTCGCCATTCTCTGCTTCGAGCAGATAGCCGTTGCCTTTGCTCGAACTGCCTACGATGCGCAATTCCATTAATCGAACGGATTGTCGTCGTCTGCATCACCTGCCTTCTCGCCCAAAGGCTTAGAGAGGCCCGAGGAGGCTTCGGAAGGCTCAGTGTCAGCCCCGCCAATAATCTCGCCAGTCTTAGCGTCTACGGTGATAACCTCCTTGCTCTCAGCAAACTCCGCATCACGATGTTCCTCAGCAGTCTCCACCTCGTCCACGCTCATGGCGTTCTGCATTTCGATGCTCAGATAGCCGTACTTCGACAGCAGTCTGCGCAGCACCGTCTTTGTCGCCATGTCGTTGAAATTGCCGTACCAGCCTACTGAGTTACCCGGGCCTTGCTTCGCCTGCTTCTCCGCCAACTCTGCCAGCTCCTCGTTCGACATCTTGCAGCTCTTCATCGTTGCCGAATACTTCTTGCAGTACGATGCCATATCGTCGATGCTCATGTACATCATCTTCTTGAAGCCGGTAGTCAGCTCGAAGTAGGCGAAGTAACCTACAGGCTTGTCCGATACCTTCTCGCCGTTCAGGTGCAGCTCGCCAGTTATCTTGTCGTAGCCCTGATATTCGCCCTCATACACCACGTCGGCATTGATGTTCTTGTACAGACCGCTGCGGATAGCCAACTGATACAAGCCTTTGTATCCGATTATCATTGTCGGAGTCTTGCCGTAAGGCACGATGTAGGCATAACCTAACTGTTTGTTCAACGGCAGTTTCAGCGATGCTGCCTTCATTGCTTCAGCCATGAGGAGTTTCGGCTCACAAGCCAGCAGCTTGTCGTCACCCGTCACCAGCTCCATGAGCGAAGCCGCGAACGTACCTGCGTTCTCCTTCAACACGTTCTTCAACTGCTGCTGATAGTAACCGCCTTCGGCTACCTTCTTAAAGTCCTTTACCGCCAATTGCTTGGCTGTCAACTGTGGCTGCTTGGCCACTGCTGTTGTCATTGTCTGTGTCATTTTCCTATGTATTTAATTAGTTCTTCTTTTGTCTTGAATGCGTGCTCCTCCTTGATTGGAGGAAACACGCAGAATCTGTATTGTACGAAGGGCTTCGACTTGCCCAGCACCTGCACCTCTATCCCGGTTATCTTGCTGCTTTGCGCACGATACCCGTCCAGAAACCACACGGTATCTCCGATGCTATACTTCGTCTCTATTTTCATAGCCTATCACTATGTCTTCGTCGTCCGTCACCGTCAGCCTTATCTGCTGACCTCCCTCATACAGTGGCTCCTGCACCGTTTCAGCATTGTCTATCACGCAAGGCACGTCCACTCCGTAGTATTGCTTCAGCGTGTTAGTTATGTCGAGACCTGCGTTTATCTTCGCTGCCGTGTTCAGGTCTGAGTATGGAACACCGTCCACCGAGCACTCACACCATGGCTTGTCCGTACCGTCGAGCTGTCGGCGGAACATCTTCCACTTTACCAACTTGAACCGTCTGTTCACGTTCTCTTCAAGCACCTCGCACGAGCGCTTCTGAAAGTCACTTGCTGCCTTTATCTTCTCGTCCAGGCTGTCTATCTGCTCCTTCCATTGTGCGCGTTCTTCCTGCAGACCGACTATCTGTGCGTTCACCTTCTCCCACTGCGCTTTTACTGCAAGCCGTGACGCGAGCACCTCTCTCTCTGACTCCAAGTCTTTCAGCTTCTTTTCCACGTCCGCCTTCAACTTCTTGTCTTCCTCGCTCATGCCCTCGTCAGCCGGCTTCTCCTGTTCAGCCTCTATCTTCTTGATACGGTCGCACACCTGCTTGTACTCGGGTTTCTCTGCGAGCAAGGTCTCTACGCTCACCTTCTCTTCCTCTTTCTTCGCCTGTTCCTCCAGAGCCTTTCGGGCTTCTATCAGAGCCTTTCGGGCTTCTATCAGAGCCGTCTCCGTTGTCTTCTGCTCCGTCTTGAAGTATTCAGTGTTCTCCTCACACTTCTTTACTTCTTCTTTTATTCTTGCAGCGTCGTCACCCAGCTTCTTGAGATCTGACGCCTGGTTGTTAAGGAATGTCTTTTTCGACTCCTCCATAATCTTCTGCACCTGGTCTTCCGGCAAAGCCTGCTTGCAGGTAGGACAGAAAGCATCATCTTCGTTCCATTCCCATTTCCTTGCCTTTATGAGCTTCCACTTCTCTTTGCCGTCGGCTTTCTCGGCGTCAAGTTCGTTCATACGTGCGTCGCATTTTTCCAATGCTCCATCAAACGACTTCAACTTCTGTTTCAAGTCTTCGATATTCTGCTCCGCCTCCGCTACAGCCTTCTTGCATGCCGTCTTGGCTTCGGCGTTCGCCTTAATTATCTCGCCCAACCTGCGTTGCGCCGATTCTTCCATGATGCGCTTGCGCTTGTGGTCAAGGTTCAGAGTGCTTATATTCTGATACTTACGTATAAAGTCTGCACCGCCGTTGTCTATGGTGTTGAGATTCTTGCGTGTTTCAGTTATCTCCTTTCTCTTCTCCAGAATCAGCTTCTCTACTGCAGCCCAGTCCTCTGCTTTCGGCAGCACGTTCTTCAAGGCTTCAAGCCTCACGGGCACCTCGTCCAGATTCTTCTGCACCTCCTTGCGCTTGTAGTTCAAGTGCTTCAGTATCTTGTCGACATCGTCCTTCTCAAGCAGTTCCTTGATAGCGTCATACTTCTTGTCGCCACCCGTCACGTCTTCCACGCTCGGAACGCCGAACATTTCGTTCAGCCTCTTGCGCTGCTCGCTCCAGTCCATCTGAGTGAAGCTGTATGGCGATGAGCACAGACGGAACACTTCTTCAGGACAAATGGCGTCAACGACCTTCTTGAAGTCTCCTGCCGTCTCCACCTCTCCGTCTACCTTATATGTGTAGTTGTTCGTCACGCTGCCGTCGTCCTTACGTGTCTCGGTCAGTGAGCGTGTCAGTACGTAGCACATCATGCCTTCCTGCTCGTTCTGTACACTGAGCGAAATCTCCACTGAGTGCGCCACGTCCTCAATCTCCCTGCCGTCCTTGTCCTTGGTCTTGATGCCGAACTTGGTGGCTCCAGACTGGTTCGTGCCGAACAGCACCCAGCTGATAGCGTCTGCTATCGTCGACTTGCCTATTCCGTTGCGACCCTTTACCACATTGATATTGTCGCCCAGCACGATTTCCTTATTCTCTACGCCCTTGAAGTATCGCAGGCATATCTTGTCTATCAATATCTTCTTCATATTGTGTTATAGTTTTGAGTCCTTCAAATACACTGTCACACCGTTTAGCGTCTTGAAGTAGTTTATCTCACCGTCCTTCAACAGCTCGTTCATTATCTTCTTCAAGTCAGCCTGCACAGCGTTCTTCAGTTCCACATAGCCAACGCCCATCGGTCTCTTCGAGTCGTCCGGCATCAGCTCACGTATCTTGTCCAATACATATTTCTTGTTCATGTTATATTTTGTTTTATAGTTTCGTAGTAAAATGTTGTTCTATTCTCACGAACCGAACAACAAGAGTGTTTTATGACAAATAAAATTAAGATTTTCGTGGGGGCAGAGGGAATCGAACCCTCACATCGGAACCACTTCTTCATAACTCTACGCTACCCAAGCCGTAGTCACGCCCCCTTTTTTAAACCGCCCTATTCTCACGAACCGGACAGATGTTTTTTAATCAAAAACATACGTAGCAGCCGCCGCTGCAAAGATTTTTACATCAATAACCTAAAAACTTGAATTTATATATGAGCAAAATATCCTATGTGTTACTTCTCATTTCCCTTACCTCGCCCTCATAGTGTTCTATGAGCCTTTCAAGCTCCCAGTTCGACCATTTCTTCGCCTCGTGCTTCCTTGCTTCAAGCAGCGTTACTCTCTGTTCGCCAATCTTTTTTATAAGTCCTTGGCGATAGTCAAGGATATTGCCATCCTTGAAGCGGTTACAAAAACGGCACTGCGCCGAACAGTTGTCTTCCGAATATCTCAGAGCCATATTGGTTCGCGATATGTAGTGTCCGCAGTCAGCCTGCTCAAAGGGCAACACCCTCCCGCAACTCACGCATCGGAAATACTCATATCCATACTCCTTTGAGTCCCGAAGCCTGATATACATCGAAAATACCTTGTCAAGCTTTGCCTTAAGCGACGTGGTACTTCTCCATTTGCCCGTCCTTGCAGCCTTGCCCCAAGTCCCGGACTTTTCCTTGTCTTTCTTTTTCTTCCAGAACATACTTAGTATATCTCCTCCCTCCTGCCCATGTCGGCAGAACGTTGTTTAATCTTCAAGTTAAGGCAGTGTATCCGCCTCATACGCCACTCAAACAACTCTATCGGGCAGTCCGTGTCAGTATTGAGCAGCTTATATATCGCATCTACCTTATCCTGGTAGGTCTGCGTCGAGAAAAGTTGCAGCATATAGCGTCAGTTTTAGATTTCTGAAAAACTGCCCTATGCTCACGCACCAGGCAGACATTATTTAACGATTAGTTAGAATATGAAAAATCATGTGAGTGGTCGCTTCCACGTCGTTTAAACAAATTGCATTAATATCTGATTTCAGCTAATCCTTTCCTACTGTTCGTACACAGGCACGCTGACGTTCCTGCCTCCGAACTCATTCAACGCCATCTTGCGTATCTTCTCAGCCCTATCACTCTTCGAACGATATGCAAGAGCGTTGTATACCATACACTGGCCACACTCAAATCGTGACATCAATACCGAAATCTTGTTTCTCGGTACAATTATTTTCTTTTTTCTAACCAGCTTTGCCATATTTTTTGTAAATTTGTGTCGTTAAAGTTTATATAAAACGTTATCTGTAACGTTTTCGAGTGCAAATGTACAATAGTTTAGACAAATGACCAAGAAAACGTAACAGAAAAACGTTACAATTTAGATATTTTCACATACGTACACATCAATAAACTGTTTTACACTATGACAACTATCATTGAACGCCTCGAAGCCGTCCGCCGACACTACAACTTGTCAGGACGCGGACTCGCTGACCGTCTGGGACAGCGTCCATCCACCGTCACAAACTATTTAAACGGCACACAAGCACCTAAATTGGAGTTTATCGAGAATATCCTCCGCCTCTTCCCCGAAGTCTCGGCAGAATGGCTCATACGAGGCCAGGGCAGTATGCTTATCGTTGACCAGCCCGACGTAGCCGAACTAAAAAAACGTTACGAGACCGAACTCCTCGTCAAGGAAGGCATCATCAAGGAACTTCGCTCCATTATTCTGGAGAAGAACCAAGACAAGCAGTCCCTCGACCGCCAGCAACTTGTAGGCTGATACCACTTCATCCTAAAAGGCAGTGATAGTACAAAAAAGACAGGCATCTGTTCTCACGAATAGGTGCCTGTCTTTAGATTCACTCTTGAATCCGACTGAAATTAAGATTTCCGAGTATGAAATAAAAGTTTATCGAGTTCTTTTTATTATCTATCTATATTCATAATCTAAAGGTTAAAAAGAGCCACAGAAGGCTTGAGGATTAGAGCAGACTCTCCCCTTATAGAGGACTTTGAAATCCGTCTATAAGTGAGAGTCCGTATAACGATGAGCCCCGTCAGGAATCAGACCGTCACCACCACTTGCCAGCTAACGACAGTTAGTGTATGGAGCTTTCGGTGTTCGCTACCGTCCTTCCCGCGTCTTCTCCAATCAACTCTTGCGCTTCAGCCCTGGGTCCCACTTGCTGACTTTGTTTAATGTCGAAATGACGCGTGGTGTATTTAGCCGTCTCTTACACTCCGACCAAAGAACAGGGACAAAAAGAAGAGTCCCCATTCGCCGTTCGTGTCACACTCCGAACTTTGAATGAGGACTCCCGTATATAGAGGAATTTTTTACCCGCAAACGTAGCTATCAGCGTGTGACTTCTAATAAGCGTTACAAAGATACGCAAAGTTGGGCAATCATCCAAATCCCCATTTGCATCTGTTAACGCATCATAAAACCGCCACGTTGTAAAATATTTTATAAAATAGTTTTTGTATTACCAAAAAATTACCTACCTTTGCATTGAAACGCCGAGAATACTGACTATCAGATAGCTATAGCGTTATGTATGTAATCCCATGCGGATCACATATAGCACATTTTGCATTACATCTGATAATACCGATAACA